TTCTCTCGGAACAAGAACGGGTTCGGAACGAAATCATGATGCGAAAAGCCGAAGTGGCGAGAAGACAAGAAACGGAATATGTGGAGAAGAATCGAAAAGTAATGAGTGCTTTTCTCCAACTCCGGTAGCGCCCGTTACCTACCGGAAAAGATTTTAATAAACGGACGTTTTTCTTGTGCGATCTTCTCTCGATTTGCAAGAAAATATTCATATTCGGTATGTTCATATTTCTCAAGATAATCGTGGAAGAAATCTCCATAGACTGCGACTTGATCCGGATCCAAGAGATTGGGAGAATGGTAAAGACAAATCGCCGCCCATACACGTTCCATACACATACGATCTACTCGATTCGTGATTTGATCTACGAGATCCAACACATGATGTTTTTCTTGCAGTTCCGTCAAAAACCGATGCGAAATAATCGATTGAATTCCTTGACATCCATATCGACATAAATCTCTCTGACGATACCACCAAACGAGAGATTCCGGGTTTTTCAACTTTTGAATCCATGCGATTTCTTTGTTGAAATCTTCATGGAATCGAGAGAAAGAGAGAAGGAATTTCGTAGTGAAGTTTGAGGTTTGTCGATAATATTGGAGATCTGGTATTGGAGCTTGTAAGAAAAACGAATCATGCAAGATGATAGCCGTATCTGCGATTTTCATCTTGTAGAAATAATAATAGGCGAGCATTTCTCCACATCCTGGTTCGAATTCGGAGGAAATATTTAGGATGTTTTCTCTTGGATAATCGGCGATAGTCGAGAGAAATTCTGGATTACTATGATCGTCGATAATCAGAATCGGATCGGTTGGATAGAATCGGCGAATAGCACGGATACATTCTTGCCATAATTCATTCGTTTTCTCGGAGGTGACATGACGGGTAAGAATAAATACGATGGAGGACATTTGTTTTCTTGTTGTTTTGTTTTTACGGTTTTCGATTTATATTTTTTCTTGTGGTTATCGAGAGATTCTCTAGAAGAAAATAAGTTAAAACATTTTCTTGCGAATACACGTCATATTTTGCAACGCCACATTGGGATTCTGGAATAACCATTTCTTGTCGATATCCAACATCAAATGATCATAATTCATCTCGCGTTTCTCTATATCACTATAGCATGCTAATTGTGTTACAGTCAATGGAACGAGCAAGAACCATTTACCAGAACACTGAAGCCGTTTCCAATACATATCTACTGCGAATTCGCGTTTATTGGTCGGATCGCGCATTAATTTAGCCACTCCTTCGCGATAATTCTGTATCATCGTATCATAAAACGCTTCGCGTACCACATACGCAATCGCAGATTGACAATTCGTGATTTCGACACAGTATTTGATTTCTTTCCCTTCGGATATAGAAATGGGTGTGAAATGTGGCGGACAATTATTCCCACCAAGCAAGAGAACATCCCATTGCAGTCCATCGCTATCCGCATGTTCTTGGAAATCGGCGAGAGATTGACGAAATCGCATCGGATTCACACATTTGAAATCGTCTTCTACAATACATACAGATTCCCATCCACGTGCTTTCGCCAATTCGAGACATTTAATGTGACTTAAAGAACAACCCACCGCACCATCTTTTGCCTGGATCGCTGGGAATCTCTCGGGTGATAAACAGCCGACACTTCGGAGTTGGGCAATCACATGGAATTTCCGATCTTCGCGATGTTCCAAATTAATAAATAATGTGTTTTTTAAGAGATCCATATTTGATTTGATTTTTTTCTAGTAATACGACTAGAAAAAATGTTCTATATTATTTTCTTTCGGGAATAAAGGCAAGAAAATAATATTTTTTTAGGATAATGGAGAAATGGAGACAAGAATAGAATCCATACAGGTTTCGATTTCTTTTCGATCCCATTTCTCTTCGATTTTTTCTCTTCTTTCTGTTTCTATTTTCAACTTTTGTTCTAAGTTTCCGATTCGTTTTTCTAGTTCTTGTAAATAAGAATCTTCGATGATACGTGTTTCTTCTAGATTGACATTCCAAGCGAGATTCTTTTTCTCGACACTATCGTTTAAGACAAGATTCTTTTTCTCGCTATTTTCTTTTTCTTTTTCTTTTTCTTTTTCTAAATCCAGATCTTGTATTTCAAGAGAATTTATTTTGGTTTCTTCTAGAAATGTGATTTTTGACTTTTTCACGGAAGGAATAACCGAAGGTAGAACTGAAGGTTGAGGTAGAACCGGTATTTCCAAATTTCGTTGTTTCTGGTAAGAAGCAATTAATTCATCCATATTCGTTATTTTCACATCTTCCACGGTTTCTTTGAACATTTCAGGAACGGGTGGATTCGGTTTTTCGGTCATTTGCGCATACATATTTTGTCGATCTTGAAAAGCACGTTCTTGTTTTTCTTGTCGGGTTTCGAAAACGGGGGAAGGGATAAGAGGACTCGAAAGAGAATTCGGAACAGAATTTTGGTTCGGTAAAATAGAATTTGTATTTGGATGTAATGGTGGTCTTCTATCTTGTTCTTGTATCGAAGCATTGGTAAGAGAAGCAGGTGAAACAAATGCCATAATGGTTTGACGATTGATTTCTTGCAGTTCAGGTATAGAGAGATTCGGTTTATGCGAACATTGACGATAAAAATGTTCGGTAATTCTCTTGAATTCCAAATCGCGTTTGGGAGGAGATAATTGGATAAAAGAAGGAATACGATTGACCGTATTCCATAAAATAGTCTGATTTTGGGAATGAATATAATTGGACATTTTTCTTTTAATTTTTATTAGAAGAAAGATGCAGTCGTTTTTATGTTGATTAATACAAATTACTTCTTGGACTTGAATATATAGAAGGTGGATTGGATGAATCTCTGGATATTGCTGAGTTGATAGTACTAGAAGAATGATTTGAATTAAATGATCGGTTGGTGTTGGCATTATTATCATTTACATTAGCAGTTACAAAACCGGTATCGGATGATCTCCTAGAAGAAATATTCGAATTTATTTCAGAATTTGATGGATTCTTGAATAAATCCGGCTGAATATCCTCTTTGCTTATCTTATCTAATATATTTAAGATACTCTTAACGTTTTTAGAAACTTCTATTGAAATTTGTTTTATACTATAGATTTCTCTAGTAGCATTATCTTCGGATTCCGATGTATTAGTATCACTAATACTTTTTAAGGATCTTCCAGATTGACCTGTATTTGGTCTCGTGTTTTTTTCCGTTTTATTTTTTTTATTTTTCGGGATGGGTATTTCTACGGGGGTTTCTGTTTTAATATCAATCAGATCTAGAAAATCAATGGGTTCATAATCGACAATTCCGTCCGCATTTAATTTTATGGTAGTATCGATAGTATCTAATATTTTTAGATTTGAAGGAATAATCGCCGTATCATAGTTACGTTTCAATACTTCTTTTGGACTTTCTGTCACAGTTGTATCCGTTTGCCCGGATTTCATTAAAGATTTCTGAATTAAATAATTTTCTAAATTGGGAGTATCTATATGAATATCTATTTTTTCACCACCTTTATTTCGATCTTTATGTGGGATCTTATTGATTAATTTCACATTTTCATCGTTTTTATCTTCTAGATCTTTTAGATTTTGTTGTTTCTTTTGAATGATATCATGTATTTCTTTCAATAGAACATCATATTTTGTAGTATTATTACTTTTCTTTTTTTTATTTTTTTCTGACGTATCAAAATAATTAGTATCTGTTGATAAAGAGTCATCTATTTTTTTTAATTCTTGATATAAATAAGACCGAACTTTTTCAAAAAAATCAAGAATATTTGTGGTGTCTTTTAAATCCTTTATGGTTATGTTGGAATTTTCAGGAATCTCTTGTTTTTTATAAAGATAATACAAGAGATTATCTTCTGTAAAGGGTTTATATTTTTCTATTTCGTTATTCTTAATGGTTACGGTTTTTATTGGTAATTTATTAAAATTCTGATAATTTAAGATATAGGCAATAATCGAAACATGTTCTAGATAGATCTCCGATACGTTTTTTTTGTGTTTTTTCCTTTCTTCGATCTTTTTTATATCGGTAAGATTATCCAAGATATTTAATAAATTTTGACACATGGTTACTCTCTCAGAAATAATGACAGGACTGATTATTTTTTTATACATTTTGGGTTCTTTAAAAGACTCATATTTCTCTCGAATCCCTTTAATATAATCCCAGCCTATATGAACGGCATTATCCTTAAATAAATGAGTGCCTTTTTTTAATCCACCTACTCGTAATCCGGTTTCAGATATTTTGAAAGGTACGATTGGTTTTGTTTTTTCATTCGATGGTATTGGATTTATAGGTAGAATAGGTACTATTTCTTGAGATTTTTGTTTTTCTTCTCTTAATTTTGCTAAATTTGCCTCTGTAAGTTCCAATTCTCTAGGGGTATCTTGTGATGATGTTTGTGAAGCAGAGTTAGAAGTAACAATTTCTTTCTTTTTTTGCAACTCTTGTAATTGACCAAATAATGTAGCATTTTCTTTTACTAAAGCTGTATTCGCTTCGTCGGTGAGTTTGTTTTGTATTTTGGATGCTAATACCGCTTGTTGTAGATCTTGTACTTTTTGTTCTAATGCTGCAGTTTGTTCTTGTGATTTCTCTTTAAATGTTTCTAGTTCTTTTTCAATTTTATCATTCACTAGCTGAGTCTGTGTCTCGGAATCTGCGGTTTGTATTCCCTGAACGGCTTGTATTTGTGATTGATCAGTAATCGTATGTATAACCTGACTATTCATATTGGTGATGAATTCATTCATTAACGCGGTTAATGTCGTAACATCCTTGGATATTTGTTCATTTTGTGTCTTTAAAGCCACTATATCATTATTTTTTAATTCATCTCTCGAATCTGTATTTGGTTCCGAACCCTCGAAAATTTTAAATATATTTGTATTATTTTGAACATAATTATTTATTACCTTTATTTCTTCTGTATTATTTTTGATTATTGGAAGGAGATTTTGGTCGTATTTTTTCAAGACCTCTACAATTTCTTCTGAAATTGGTACCAATATACTGGTTCCTGATAGTTCATTTTCTTTCAAACTATCCGCTACTAATCGAATTGCAGTTTTCAAAATAGCATCCGTTATTTTCGAAGCATCTACTGTAGGGTTTTTATTTATAATAACTGGTGGAGGAGAACCACGAGGAGAGCCAATAGGAGAACCAGTAGGAGAACCAGTAGGAGAACCACGAGGAGAACCACGAGGAGTAACAGTAGGAGAACCAGTAGGAGTAACAGTAGGACTAGAAATAACCTTAAGAGCAGGAGCAACAACTTTTTTCTCCACTTCTCCCACTTCCTTTTCCTCTTTCTCCGTTTTTTCCACCAATTCCATACCATCCAAGAGATTCAATACCGTATCTAATTCTGTTACAGAATTATGTACAAACACACCATATACTCCATTTTCCAAATTGAACGTAGCTCTCAATACCATTATATTCTCACCGGTTCCTTTAAATTCCAATTCCGGATCTGCAATTAATATTCCTTTCTCCGTTTCTTTCAAAAACCCAAGAAGAATATCAACCGATTCTGGTTTCTGTAACCAATCCTCTTCTATCGTTTCTAAATCGAAAAAAAGCAACGAAAATGGATAGGCGGTTTTGTCCATCTTTTGTAAATCCACTAAAAAATCATTGGTAGTCGAAATGGCGGCATCATTATCCAATAAGGAATAAAATAAGGTTTCTTGTTCTATACCATTGAATTGGACCGTAGTACCATTCAATTCTAATTTACCTCCTCTTTGTTTTTTCCTTTTAGAACCACCCATTGCCGGACCTTTTGATCCTTCTTCTCCTGTTTCGGCATTTCTATCATTTTCAGAAAATCCCGCCATAGCAGTAGTAATATATTTGATTTCTTGGATCTCTTTAAAACCAGACGGTACATTTTTATCAATCAAAGCTTTTTCATTCATCTTGGCAATAAAAGACCATACGATTTTCTTGAATTCTTCGTCGTTTTCTGGAACTAAAATCAAATCGTATAAAAATTTCAATAAAGGAGTATGGATTTTTTCTTTCTGGGCTGGAAAAACCTCCGTTTCAATCACGGTGGTGGTTTTGGTACCTTTATCTTTATTCTTTTTGCCTGACGCGGCTTTCTGATACTTGGCAAACATATCTTCGATTTGTCGGATAGTTTCCACCCAAATAACATCCATGGGATTCGCATTCTTATATCCCGTTTCCGTATTCATTTTCTCTTGAACACCATCATTCAAAATGTTCGATTTATTGGATATAGATTCAATCATTGTTTGTTTTATAATCGGTGCTGTATTGGAACTTTTGGATGAATCGAAATCTAAATCAAATGCGATTTTGTCGATTTTCTCTCCAACTTCCGCAAATTTTTTTTCGAAATTTCCGATTTTTCCTTTTTTCTTTTTCTCTTCTTTTTTTTTTAATAATGGAGTATTGAATGTGTTCTTAATACCACCTATATTTTCTTTCATTTGTTTGTTAAAATTATTAAATTCCTTTCTAAAACTACCTGTAGGTGTCCTGTCTGCAATTGTCTGTTTAGCTGCTTTTTCTTTTTCTTTTTCTTCTCTTTCGCGAGGGTCTGATTCATCCCCAAAATTAAGCACTTCCTGGTTTTGTGACATGTAATAAACAAACTTTATAATAGCTTCGTAAAATAAAAAAATATACTTTGTTGCGTTTTTATTTTACTTCTATCGATTCAGGTTACCCTATATTTTACAAGAAATACGTACCTTAATCTTATCGTATATATTTCGAAAAAATAGTTCGGAAACTTTTTCGTCGGTTTCGTTTGGTTTTTTTCTTGTTCTTATTTTTATATCGTCTTTTTTTCGTATTCATATTAGATGATGTTTTGTTCTTTTGTCCCTTCTTTTGCCCTTTGGGTGAATATTTCAAAAACCATCTCTCGTATTCCTCCGTTCCTTTTTTATCCTTCAACTTTTCAAACATCTCCGATTTCTCCATACGCATACTTTCTAAAGTCGGTTGTTTTCCATAACAATCGATGCTAAATCTCTTGAGAACCCCTTTCTGTTCTAATCGATTCGCTTGTTCGACATCAAATAAGAACTTGGCCATACACAAGATACGATCTTTATAGTAATAATCCACATCGGCATACAAAAAGGCTAAATAGAAACTCAACATCGTATCGATCGTCGCCACACGGACGTTCTTCTTATCTTTCTCTTCACTTAGACCACGCCCTTCACCTTCAGGAACAGTTATCACATTATAATTATGACACGCAATCGGTTTGTATAAAAACGCAACGGTCTCTTCTCCGATCATAATCTCTCGACTTTCAGGAATCAATTCTCCGATCGCTGCATGTTTTATAATATTAATTTTCTGGTTGATTCCAGTTTGGACCAGTCGTTCTTTCACAAACGCCGCTGTCCCATCCACATCTTCTGCTAAAACATCGAAATCGGGAATCGATTGTATCAGTTTTTTCTGGTTAGCAGGCATATATTCCGAATACAAACTACTCGCATATCCACCGAAAAACACGACTTCTTCATCAATTAGCGCATCTCGCACCACAAAATAAATCTTCTCGGAATCTCCTACATTCGATTCCATCGCACGTTGGAAATCCACGGTTTGACAATCAACCGGTTCCCTATTTGGACCAAATGGAGTAAGAGGATAATATTCATTCAAGAGAATCAAGCGTTTCAGCACTTTCTCCCAACGCGACACATCTCCCGACGGACGCGATAATTCGGCAAACATATTCAGCCGCAATAAATTCGCAGGGGCATATTGGATTCCACGAATCGTAATGGCGTCTTTGGCAATCATACGGAAAATCGACGGATGGATTTCGGTAATATCCGCCATGGGAATGAAATTCACGAAAACCTTGAACGTGCCTAAATGCACTCCCGCCTTCGCCTCTACATCCTCGTACCCAGCGGCGAAGAAAATATCCGCCAATGCCTTCGCATCCTGCAAGGCCCGCGGCGAAAAGAAATCGTAATCGGGAATCTCGATTTCTTTGTTGTAGAATTGGGCATGCTTTGGGAGAATATTGTTGATCGCCGTACCACCATAACAAATACAACGCCTGTCAATAATGAATTTCTCTACGATCGCAATCATTTTCTGCACTTCTTCCGAATTGGCGATTTTCTTTTCTTGCTGTAATTTCTCGGTTTCATCCACCGCCTGTCGGAGAATGGCTAATTCACATTCCTCGAAAGAGAGAGCGGGATCACATGATTTGTTTTTCTTGTTTTGCATTTTTTCTTGTTTTTATTTCTTGTTTTTAAGAAAATCTTCGACGAAGAACCCTTTGTATTAAGGGGATATTTTTTATTTATAAATTAGGATAATCATTTGCATATATCGTTGTCACATCGGAGTTTGACAAGGTATATCCGAAATATTTCCAATAATTAAAATAGGTAGTATTTGTACTTGCATTGTATCCTAGACCAATCGTACTGAAATCGGAAATACCGGTAACTGCAGCAGATCCAGAAATAGGAGTTTGTGCAACTCCGTTCAAATATAGTGTAAATCCAGAAGTAGTAAAAGATACTGCAATATGATACCATGTATTTACGGCCAATGTAACAAAGACAACTGGATTTGTATAATTTGTAGTAGCAGCACCGGTTAAAACACCTGTACTAGTGATATAAAATCGATAGGTGGTATTTCCGAAATTAAAAATATCGACATTATTGGTTGGTAAAAGAGGTCCCATACAGAAATTAGTGGTAGCACCGAATGTCTGGATAGAAACCGCGAGTCGGAAAGTTTGTGTATTACTTACGTTGGTATAAATACCTCCATTACTTACAGAAATGGCTGTTTTAGCACTAGGGGTTGTACCTATAGAAGAAACAAAGGCGGCAAATGCACCCGTGAAACTGTTCATCACCGCATCGGATGTAATTACAGCAGGAGATGCAGCAATATTGACGAAATTATACGTAATATTCACGGAATAATTATTGACAGTACTCAAGGTAGTCGAATTATTATAGTATAAATTCAAGATTTGTTGCTGAGACAATGGACTATTATAAATTTGAAAATTATCGTAATATCCGAGAGATGTTCGACCATTAGTGGAAATTGCTTGATCACCTAAAATCACTGTTCTTGGAGCCAAAATGGCAGTAGTGTATGTTCTGGAAATAGTACGATTCACATTATTTGTAGTATTTGTATTATTGGCAGAAATGATTTTCAGATTCACACTTGCAGTGTTAATAGTATCAGCATTTACTGTCATAGCACAGAAATACCATCCAGTATTCGCATAAGTTAATGTTGCAGAATTAGCAATACTATTAACTGTACTTTGAGCTACTCCATTAGTATAAAGTACCAATGAGGATGGTGATGAAAAAGAGAGTGCTGTAGTACCACTATCATTGTTACCAACATCTGCAATGGAATTTCTAGTAGCGAATATTCCACCATTTGTAACAATATCAGTTAAATTAAACCACATAGTCATGGTATAATTAACACTAATAATATTCGGTATTTTTACGATACTAAATTCCGTAGATGGACGTGATGTTGCTTCTGCACCAATACGAGAAGATATATACAATGCACCGGATCCCAAGAAAGGATACGTAGCAGCTGGTAATGCAATCGTTGCATTGGAATTCAACAAGAAATCATATACTGGAGTACTAGGTACAATATTGGGAGATAAACTATTCTCAGTAATATCAAACGGATAATAGGCGAATAATGATACAGAGGTAGTCTCTAGTATATTTAGATCGGCATCGGAAAGCGCACTTGGTGCAATATACATATAATATAATGATCCATTTAAATAAAATGTTCTCTGACCACCTCCATGAGGATTATGAGCTATAAATTGAGGTGAAGCAGGAGAACTATTAGATCCTGTCCCACTTGATGTTTTTAAAACACCACGTACATATATCGTTCTTGCACCAGTAGATGGATACTTAAAACTAACAACATTATCGGATGAATATTGATTTATTGCTGTTGCAACATCGTTACCATACCAATAATTATTGTAATTTTTTCCCGGGAAAGCTGCAAACAGATTGGATAAACCTGTAGTCTGGTTAGTTTCAGAACCAGCTCCTAATATTCCATATGCAGATATAGCATTTGCAAAATTTATGACTCCGTGTTTAGTAGTAATTGTATAGGAAGCATTACTATAAGGAATCGTTCCGGCTGGTAAATCGAAAAATAATGGATTGGCAACACTACCAGAAGCTGCGGTTTGTCCAGGTGTTTGTCCAGAACCAAAATCAATATATTTCGTTGTTTGATTATACACAGGTTGATACGCAGTAGTAGTTTGTGTTGCATGATTTTTATTATCTGTTTGATCGTACCAAGTGGTAACATATGCAATGGTTGCTCCTGCAGCAGATAACCATGCTGCCAAGGTAGTACCTGTTCCTAAGTACGCAGTTCCCAGATTTCCAGTTCCATCGGCATAGAAATCGGCAGTTGTTGGAGTTGCTGCATTGTTGCGAATAGTCATTATAGGACCAGTATAACCAGAATATAATAATCGTGTTCCATAGGCACCCGCAGACATCTTTGCAGTAATTGCGGTAGAAGAACTAACTGTCTGAGATGTCGATATCGTATAAGTACCTGCACCTCCAGTGCCACTTACAAATGCAATGATTTTGGTTCCAATGGTTATTCCAGTACCAGTTAATACCGAATTTAAAGTTATCGTACCACTTGTCATTGCACTTACCGTTAAAGTGGTTGTGGAAATAGTACCAGTAAAAGCAGAAGTTTTTCCGATCATATTGGATGTAGCCGATATATAATCAAGAGGACCTTTTGGTATTGGCATGTTCCACCTGGTAAAAATCATATTTGTTCCCGAAATATCGATTTCTAAACCATTTTCCGTTTTATTCAATGGCAAGGAAATCAACGTTCCAGTTTTATTCAGTTGCCCACTACAAGAAAACCATAAGGAAATAGAAAATCCTCTGGAAATATTCGTTGCAAAGGTATTATTACATACCACATAATTACCACTTACCGTATTCGCAACCAGTTGCGAACCCATTACATTATTGAGACTCAGATCTCCGAAACTCGTGATGGTATTAATTGGTTCATACGTAATCATGGATGAACCTGCTAGAGAAGCATCATACACTGGGACTCGAGAAGCAAAATTCGCCGTTTGGAAACCATTAGAAGGATTCGCGGAACTATCCATGGGATAATAAAGTACTAAAGAAGGATCTAATGCAGGGAAATTATAGGTAAAGCTAGCTAAATTACTTATTGTCGCACGAACATATGTTAGAAAACTCTGAACACTATTGAAACTGTTAAATGTCATTTTTTTTAGAAAAGGTCTTTCGGCTTTTTATATAGAGTTTGTATTTATTTTTCTAATATTGAACCATAAAAAATGAAAGAAAGGGTCGAATCACATGTAGTAACACGTGGTGTTGGGGAGTCTAACGAACGGTAAAATGTTCAATAAAATATAATATATTAAGTAGCTTCTAGTATATTTCGATCGCTATCAGAAAGCGCACTTGGTGCAATATACATATAATATAATGATCCATTTAAATAAAATGTATTCGGACCAAATCCATGAGGATTATAAGCAATAAATTGAGGTGAATCAGGAGAATTATGCGATCCTGACCCACTTGATATTTTTGAAACACCACCTACATATATCGTTCTTGCACCACCAGATGGATACTTAAAACTAACCACATTACCGTTTGCATATAGATTTCCTGTTGTTATAACATCATTATTCATCCAATAATTAGCATATCCTTTATTACTCCAAGCTGCAAAAAGATTGGACAAATTAGTAGTCTGGTTATTTTCAGCACCAGACCCTAATATTCCATATGCACCTATAGCATTTGCAAAATTTATGACTCCGTGTTTAGTAGTAATTGTATAGGAAGAATTACTATAAGGAATCGTTCCGGGTGGTAAATTGAAAAATAATGGATTGGCAACACCACCAGAAGCTGCGGTTTGTCCAGGTGTTTGTCCAGAACCAAAATCCACATATTTTGATGTTTGATTATACACAGGTTGATATGAAGTAGTAATTTGTGTTGCATGATTCTCATTACCTGTTTGGTCGTACCAAGTTGTCACGTAAGCGATGGTGGCTCCTGCAGCAGATAACCATGCAGCTAAGGTAGTACCTGTTCCTAAGTACGCAGTTCCTAGATTTCCAGTTGCATCGGCATAGAAATCAGTTAGATTGGCCTGACTAGCATCATTATTTCTTCGTATTCTCATCACTGGACCAGTATAACCAAAATATAATAATTGTGTTCCATAGGCACCCGCAGATTTTTTAGTTCCCGAGTAAATCATAGAAGTTTTCGCAGCAGTAGATAACAAATCAAGAGGACCGGTTGTTATTGGCATTTTCCACCCAGTAAAAATCATATTTGTTCCTGAAATATCGATTTCTAAACCATTTCCGGTTTTATTCAATGGCAAGGAAATCAACGTTCCGGTTTTATTGAGCTGCCCACTACAAGAAAACCATAAGGAAATAGAAAATCCTCCGGAAATATTGGGTGCGAATGTATTATTGCATACCACATAATTACCACTTACTGTATTCGCAACCAGTTGCGAACCCATTACATTATTGAGACTCAGGTCTCCGAAACTCGTGATGGTATTACTTGGTGCATACGTAATCATGGATGAACCAGATAGCGAAGCATCATATACGGGGAGTTGTGAGGCGAAATTCGCCGTTTGGAAACCATTAGAAGGATTCGCGGAACTATCCATGGGATAATAAAGTACTAAAGAAGGATCTAATGCAGGGAAATTATAGGTAAAGCTAGCTAAATTACTTACTCTGGCACGTACATACATGATAAAACTCTGAAAACTATTGAAGGTACTAAATGCCATTTTTTCGGTCTTTCTTTGTATATAGATAGATATAGTTTTCTTGTTGGTTCTATAAAAAACAAGAAAAATAATCGGTGGGTTATATCCTATAACTTCATTATAATGGAATTCTTCAACGGTATAAAGTGGTACTAGAAATATAACCAGTAAAGACTACCGGAGTTACTATCATATTCGATTTCGCAGAGGCCGATAACAAATCGATTGGAGCTATGCAGTTGGAGCGGAAGATTTATAGGGATGATTAGCCGGTAAAGAGGTATTTAATCCCCATTTCCATGCCAAATAACCTTCGACTTGTTGGTATTGGGATTGGGTTAATGCGGAATTATAAAATAACATTTCAGATATAAGACCATTAAAGCTATCGTTAAAATTATATCCAGAATAACCAATATATATTTGTTGAGAAGAAGCGGTACCAACCGTATAAGAAAACGTATTTGTATAACTACCACTGCTACCATATATTTGTAAAGTTAAACTTCCACCACTTACAGTTACTCTTACTAAAATAACCGTATTATCAATAGAAGATCTTCCATTACCACTACCACCATTAAAAGAAGTACCATTATAAAACCATGGATTCGTAGGATTTGTATCAGATACACTACCAAAATATGCTGTAAAATTTCTATATATAGAAAAAAAACTTGCCCAAGATGCGTTTGATGGAACAGATTTTAATACGGTAAAATAAGAGAAACTAGAAAGAGAATTGTATAAAGTCGGAGCTGAATTATTATATAAATATTGAGCGCTTGCATTATTTCCTGCAAAATTAAGGGTCGGTTTTCCATTTAATCCCGTTGCAGAATAAGTAGGATAATTTGCAGTATTCGATAAATTAGTATTTCCTGCCAAATCATTCCATTGTGTTACATTACTACCACTAAGAGTCAAAGAACTAGTGTTAGTCGCATCGAGCCATAACCTAAGACTAGAAATAGAATTTGGTGCAAAAGGTGGTAACATGGCATAATAGATCGCAGATATATCCGTAGGAGGTAATACACGATTCCAGATCTTGAAATCGTCGATAGATCCAGTTAATCCATACGACAAATCTCCCGCACATCCGATATAGAGATTCGAAATCGCAGAGGTATAAGAAGTACATATTATATCCCTGGGAACATATCGATTTTGGTATATTTTTATCGAATATTATTACGCCGTCCAAAAAGAAAAATGAGACAAATTCTCATTTTTATTATGGACTAGTCGCCGACAAAAAGAAATTATGGAACGCAAAGCGTCCCATAATTTCTTTTTGTCGGTGTAAGAAAACATACAACTCAACTTATAAGAATATATTCAGATATATACGGCAAAAAATAATATATTCTGGAATATATAATATAAGAAAACATGTCATCTATCACTGGATACAATCCCGCAACTATCTCCACATTAAATGCTGGAACCTATCGTCATGTGGCGCTCTCCATTTCAGGCACAGTTCATAGCTTGTATTTAGACGGTAGTATGGTCGCACAAAATTTATCCGGAGGTAATGTATTTGCCTCTTATACCTCTGCGATTTCGAATCTCTATATCGGATGTGCGGGAGATTTGTCGTATGGATTAACTGGATCTATCGACGATTTCAAGATCTGGAATCGTGTATTACCTCCTACGGATATATCTGCGATCTATTATGCCAATTTACCTATTCGACCTATTGTGGAAATAACCTTTTTATCATCAACAGTTACTAACACTGGAAGTTTGAATACTGCTACTATTAATATGGGAACATTAGCAGCGCCTTCTGTACGTACAGGTGGTGGATATTCATTTAACGTTTGTCAAATTACTAGTAATAATACACTACTTCAAGCAAATCCGCAAATTAAAAATTTTGGGCAACTCAGAAATTATACTATATCATGGTGGATGTATCATCTTGGTGGTAATTACACCCCATGGTTTTCCTCAGCTTTTGCAGTTGCGGCTACTAATGATAAACGTATAATAGGAATTTCAGGAACTTCTATATATTATGATACATATGCAACTACTAGTCCTGCCGAATTCAGTCAAACTGTTCCAAATTATCCTAAAACAAACCAATGGGTACATTATGTATTTACTCACAATATTACAGGAACTACAGGTGTTATTAAATTATATGAAAATGGTCAGGTTATAAATAATATAACTGGTTTAGATATGACGAATCATCCCGGTCTAGGTTCTATTTGGAATTTTCCAGATTTTCAAAACACTTATATATTTTATAAATTTCAAATTTATAATTTTGCATTAAGTTCTGATCAAGTACAAGCCTTATTCAATGCACAGTAATTAGGTATATGAATATAGAGTATAAATTTGCACCGAATGTGCCATTTTATACCGTTGAAGAATTATACCAGTGAAGATTTGAATTCGCACCCCAAGGGGTGTTATAATTCAAATCGTTACTGGTAATTTAGTTGAAGAATTATCCGCGGATAATTTAATTCTTCAACGGTATAAAATCTGTAAATGAGTGATACTTCAAAAGTATAAATTACATCGTTAAGTATTGCAAGAAAAAAATAATGCCTAATCATATAGATATAGAAAAACAACCCAAGAAATGTCATTATCTGGATACAACCCTTATACTTATACACGTGGGTTCCGAAATCAGGAATTTCATCACGCTGTACTTTCGGTATCGGGTAACATACATACGCTGTATTTAGACGGTAGTATGGTCGTACAGAATGTCGCTGCCGGAAATGTATTTGCTTCTTACCAGACGATTACCAATACCGTGATTGGAGCACAAACGACTTTATCACAAGCATTTCAAGGTACGATCGGAGATGTGCGTATCTATAATTATGCGATTCCAGCAACGACGGTTTCTTCCTTATATCGTGATCGAAATTTAGTCGTATATTACCCTTTCGATACTTCGGTGAATAATTTGACACCTAATTATGCGACGTTAGTCTATGATGCCTCGCTGATCGGGCAACCATTGATTACTGCTTCTTCTGGTGCGAATATAGGCACGGGTGCATTGGCTCTATCGAATACTGCCGGGGCTGTAGCCACACAATATGTGATAACGACACCTGGTATTGCGGGTCAAGTCGGTTGGAATTTGAATGCGACGAACGGATTGACGATCGCGTGTTGGATCAATGTAGCTGGAGTCGCAGGACGAATCCAGAGAATCTTTGATATTCCGTTATCAGTAAATATGAAAGGATTGTCGATCGATATCTCGGGAACCAATCAGATTTATAGCGGATGGAATAGTCCAGGATCAGGTCCCCTCGATTCTTTATCTACTGCTGCGAAATCTTCTATGATTTATTCAGGAACTACATTATCTGCAGGTGCTTATGGAACACGATTATTATATTATGGTTATACAGGTCCAGTGATGAGAATACGAAGAAATAATGATACAAATCAAACGAATCTAACCGATTTCTATGCAAATGCAACTGGAAATCTAGGAACGGCATATCTAGGAACTGGTACTACCTTAGCTGCATGGCTATCTGCTGCAGGAGCCACCATCGCTTACGTGACAACTTGGTACGATCAAACAAATAATGGAAATCATGCAACACAAACGGATACTACGTTGCAACCTGAATATAACCAAACGTCGAAATATGTGGATTTCGGTAAATCTACCAATAGTATTTTTAATTTACCTAATAATACATTTCCAATTGGAAATACTTCTTATACTTTAACATTAAAACATGGAGCATTACTTAGTGGTTTTAATACATTATTATCTGGAGGAATTCCTCTTGGAGGATTACCTTCAAATTTCCATGGTGTTGCGTTAGCTGCATATACCGACAATGGATTTTATTATAATTTCTGGTTTAGTAATGATTTAACTAGTGGTAATTTGTATGCACCAAATAATGTAGTTACTGCTAAATATACATCTGGAAGCACTAGAATTATCTATGTGAATGGTACAAATGTTATAAGCGATCAACCTGGTGTTAGGAATCATACATCATCCAGTTCTAATTTTTTAGGTGGTAGCTTACAAAATAGAACCTCTAATGGACCATTATATTATGCTTATATTGTACCGAGCGCATTATCGGATGCCGATCGACTTATCCTAGAAGCTACTTCTACTGCTTAGACTTCTTAATTTGGATCATTATCTTTAGTTTATACTATTGAATATTTTATACCGTTGAACAATAAAAATGGAACATTTTTTATTATTCAACTAAGTTTTTACGAAGTTAAGGTAACATTATATTCCAGGCACTAAGTAGTGCCCTACCCTGAAATAAAGTACAGCTTCCGGAATTTCAGCATATACCGATCTGGTATCCGGATTTTTCCCGCAAACATTTCAATAATTTTCTCTCGAGTAAGTCCCGACCCGAGCGTCTGGAATCCTCCGACTTTTCTGGTTAAACAAGTAATAATAAAGAACAACGAATACATCCCACATTCCGTATTCGAATGTTGATGTTCGACTTTATCATCCGAAGTATATTCGACCAATTTCTTTTTATGCGAAACACCTTTAGGTAAAGGTAAGGCAAGCCATTGTTCTTGAATACGATCCATCAAATCCCGGACTTCTTTAGGCATCGGCTCCGCCGTGCTATTGAAATAAAATATATATGGTTCATGATCCGACATATCCATAAACATCGATACCCAATGCGTCCCCGGTCCATCCGACGTATCTAAATTATAAATCACACCGATTTTTCGTTTCCCGGCAGCCCATTGTTTCGACAACGACAAACCGCAAATCTCTTCCGTCACACATTTTCCATCGTCTTTTTCAGAATCAAAATCAATTGGTGTAGGTCCCAAGAAAACGAATTCAGGATATGCCGCCTCATATTGTTGGATCACCGCATCAATATCGAAATTCGATAACCAAGCATTCGGTTTTTTCCGCCATTCCGCGGGTTGTAATGGTCGAAAAGTTTCTTTCTGGATTTTCTCTCGCAACCCCCGATCTGAAACTGCATTTAGCCAACATAATTCCGTAGTACAATGTGCATTTTTATCTCGCAACTCTTTCAAAATCTGATCCGGATTTGTCGCTCGAATCCGGTTAGTTCCTGATCTTGGATCTGTACTTGCGCTTCCGCTTGTGCTTTTCGAGTGATGTTTATTATATGCGTTTTTAATCATGACCAATTCCGAAGCAGAATAACAAGACGATTCCACATTGTTTTTCTTGGCCGGACTACAGAGTACTTTCTTGAATTTTCTTTTATGTTTTCGGGTTTTTCGATTTCCTCCTTCTTCTGGATCTTGGACTCCTTGATTTTCGATCTTTTCTGTTTCTTCTCCTAGTCCGAAATCACTAGTTTCACCAGTCTCTCCACCAACTTTACCAACTCCACCAGTCGATCCGCTTATACTAAGAACACGAATATATTTTCTTTTATAAACCTTCCGTTTTGTTTTTCTTGCCATTCGCTTCGCTTATTCCCTTATATAGTATCCTTGGAAACATTATCTCTCTAAAATATATCAGAATTATGGCTAAAACGAAGTTGGTTAAAACAAAAACGATAAAAATACAGAAATTCGATAATTTAGCCAATAAACCCACACAACCCAAGAAAGGTATTTCGTATGCGGTAGAAAAAGCCGAAAATATCGATGCAGAGACTGGCAAGAAAAGGTGTGGTGATATCTTTAAGAAATATAAAAATGGGGTTCTAAAACGCCAAATCTTTGTTACCAAAACGAGTGTGAAGAAACTCATTCAAAAAAGTTTAAGAAAAATGAAAAAGAAGACTGGTGGTTTAACAAAAAAAAATAAAAAAAAACAAAAAACACGTATAGTGTATATTCAAGCTCCGGCTCCTGCCGTAGATAAAGATTCTACTACTCAAGCCCAAGCACCAGTAGTAATTCAAAATGGTACTGGTTTGTTACAAGCAGCAAAAACAAGTGTAGGAACAGGGGCAGGATTAGCAATTGGAAGTGCAATTGGAAATGCGGTCGTCGGAATATTTAGTAGTGAGGAATAGTTACGCCGTCCAAAAAGAAATTAACAAAGTCAAAAAGATAATAAATGTTTTTTACTATCTTTTTCTACACCAAAATAAACTACAATAAAATAAAACCATGATTTATTCGTATTTAGAAACCAAAGATGCCGGCTTTTTCTCTTCCCTTTTTTTCATGATCAATCATTATTTATACGCCAAAATCAATAAACATCGTTTCCGGTTAAATACGGAGAATTGGCTTTTCAAATCTGAAAATGGATGGACGGATTATTTCTTGCCGATAGATTTCGATCCTCTTCAACAAAGTATAACCAACGAATTCAATATACAAGAAATCCGGGGTCATGCTAAAATCCTGGCGAATTATCCGATGATATTATATCGCACTATTATTCCGGAGATTTATCGTTTGAATCCAACCGTTCTTGCCGAAATAGAAAAAGCCCGAACGATTTTCTTTCAAAAAATGTCGGAATCTCCCATCCGTCAATTGTTCAAAAGTACCCAGACCCCGGGATCACAAGATTATGGCTCACTTTTTATCCGAAGAGGCGATAAATTAATCGAAGAATCTATTTTGGTATCCGCCGAACAATATCTCATATATTTGATCGAAATCTATCCAACTATCCAAACCGTATTCGTCCAAACCGATGATTATAATGTTTTCTTGGAACTTCTCGCATACCAAGAAAAAACCCCAACAATCCAACATATCCAACTCTATACTCTCTGCAAACCCCATTTAAAAGGCGGAATGGTGATTACGAAAGAAAAATATGAATATTGCCGATCTCCAGAATATAAAAACAATCTCCAGAAAATCCTGATTCCGCAGAACCGAGATTATCTCTTAAAAAACCAAGAGAATCTGAAAGCGTTTGTCCCACTGGAAATGCAAACGCCAGAACAAGTGAGAGAACATACTATCGATATGTTGATCGGGATTGATTTCTTGCTGAAATCCAAAGTGTGTGTGAGTGATTATTTGTCGAATGTGACGCGATTCATTAAATTCGCACATCCGAATATCGATGCTGTGTATGATGTGTTGCGCCGGACCAATAAACTCGATATGCATATCGTCGGATGTCCTGCATATGGAATGAACTTCTACATGAATTAAACGAAGAATTGAATACGTAGTGCAACTACACCCTTGAAAGTATAAATTCTACATAAACAATTCTAAAAAAATTGATATAATAATTCTCTCGAAAACGAACTAGAAATAAACACCTATACAATACAATTATAAAATGAATCATTTCTTGTTATTCACTGTTTCGATACTTTTCTTGCAAAATAATATACATGCGTTTCGTACTATAAAACCCATAATTAAAAACAAACACGATTCAACGACTCGTCTGGCTTCTATTCTCTTGATTCCTCCAGAAGATGATCCAAAACGTAAGAAAAAAATCGACATTTTATCTCAACCGAATCCCTTTTCCGAATTCCAACCAAGACAAGATCCGAATTATCCCTTATATACGGTTTTCTGGAAGAAATGTCGAGAATGTACTGAATTGTTAGAGGAAATGGAAGCAAGAGGATTACGTGTCGTATTTATCGATGGTCAAGCTATTTTCGATATTATTTGGGACGAACCGATTGTGTATAAGAATGAAGAAATATTGGTCGGATGGTTCGATATTTACGAAGAGATTTTCTACGAGAAGGGAACTAATAGTAATGCGCAAGCGCCACCATTTGTTTCGAAACCCCCTCCTTTTCAATAAAGGTATTTGGATTTACACCGTTGAACATTTTGAAATGTTCGCTGGTATATACCTTCAATGATGTAGTGAGGGTTAAGTTATATTTTTTTCTTGCAGTAATCCAAGAAAAAAAAGTGGTATATATTTTGTTTTGTTTGGGATCCATTTCTCTGTAAATGAGAGATATTTTGAAAATTATGGCGTAATTCTTCAAAGGTATAAAAGATCTAGTGGAGATATAATGGGGTAGGAATCAAGAGTTCATTGGAGAATGGATCTGTCGTCTGCGTAATAGTAGTAATCGGTACCACCTTAACTGTAGGTTTATCGATAAATCGCATTATGACCTTATATAAATAATAAGCCTTCTCCATTCCCAAGAATAATTTACGATAGTTGGTCTTGTCATCTAAATCGTTTCTTTGATATTTTTGGAAACTATACAAGGTATTCAAAATATAATTCTTTATCACATTTGCGAATGTATTTCTTATATTGGCATCCAATTCGGTTTTCAGATGGTTATTGGTCGTATGTTCTCCTATCATAAAATCATACGATAATCTATTGGTTGCCCATAAATTCAATAAATGATATCCTTTCACTGTATGAAAATCATGATCAATAGTAGAATAATAATAATTATACGAGAGATCCTCTACAATCTCCGGGTATTTCCGAAAAGTACCCGTATAAATGAGATCCAGAATCTGTATATTGGACATTTTTTTGAAAAAGATTTCTAAATCTGGTTGAAATGGATAAGAACAAAATTCTATACATAATCGTTCGTATTTCGGATTGAAATGCAATTTCGCTTCTCCCGTTATATAGTCGTAAATTAGACGAATCAATTCATCCGGTAAAACATCGATTTTCGTCAATAATTGTTTTTCTTGCATTTTCTCTTCGTTTTGTTTTCGATTCTCTTGTTTGCGTTGTTCTAAACGACTATTTCTTTTTTGTTGAGAGATTCTAACACGTTCGGTTCTGTTTCGGAGAATATCTTTTCTTCTCGTCATTTTGATTTGAAATTTAATGAAAAAAAGAATTGCAAGAAAACATTCATCAATTTTTCGTTAAAATATTATTTAACCTCTGTAATGGTAACCACGATGTTTCTTAACAGGAATGGTGGTAATTATAGGATTCACTCCAGTTGCAACGCCGGTAGCAAGACCGGTTTTGATAATACCAAGTATTAATGACATAAGGAATCCAGTTAAAACATAAGGTAAGAGTACTAGAATCCAAGAGACGGTTTCTAATCCTTTAGTACAAATGAAATTCAATAACAACACCCATAAACTAGCAAACACTACTTTTAATATCATACTTTCCAAAGAAGCACGTTGATAAAACATGTAAATAATGGTTAAAACCGAAATTACAAGATAAACGAGAGCAGGAGGACAAAAATACATGTTTGAAACGAACTATATATTTATGTTATATTTTTAATTGTCTAAAATTGCAAGAATGGAATGATTTTATCCATAATATTTATCTTGTGATTCTGTTTTGTTTTTGTTCTTTATTTTTTATACGTCTAAATAGGATTAGTAATTTGTAGTAAATATAGGGTCAATATTGGGGTTATATCTAGGTTTCGTAAGCTTTGTAGGTTTCGTACGTTTCATTTTATATTTAGATGTGGTATATATTGGATCATTCTCTAGATTCTTTTCCATTTTCGCTAATTTTTTATCCACATTGTCTAATAAATTGGTATCTACATAACGGGTAATAAAAAAGAAAACCAAGGAGGTAAGCATATAAGGTAATAATACTAAAATCCAAGAAGCGGTTAAAAACCCTTTTAGACATATGAAATTCAGTATCCATGCCCATATGACAGAAAATAACGTATTTATAATTACAAATGAGAGTTGGTATTTCTCCACTAACATATACAAGACAGCGACGACCGTAGTTGCAAGATAAACGATAGCAGGAGGACAAAGAGAAAACATTGGAAAGTATATTATTCTATTTTATTTTATTGCATCCTCATGTTATGGTTTATCTTACAACGACTTGATATTTTGCAAGGCATTTACAAAAGAAATATACGCATTATTGGTAAAAATGGATTCATATTTACCTAAATTATCATCATCATAATCAAAACGATATAAAACTACATTGACACCATGTTTTGGTATTATTTCTTTTATATCAGGGTTTGAAGTATCCATTGGATTCGGCATAGACATCATCCATTTAGTAGGCGATACATCATCGATGGAAATCGATACATTGTCTGCATTGGTATGGATAATATTATTGCGAGAATTCAAAATCGTAGAATGTAACGCGGAAGTGCAATCTGGTGTTCCGGTTTCCAAATTCACGAGTTGCATTAAATCTCCCGCATATTCACGATAATTGGTAGTCGAATTGGCTTTATCTATCGCGATGATCGTTTTACCTTTATAATCAGATAATGGTTTAGTAAAATCGACCGAACCCGAAAGCAATACGCCCTGAAATGATCCTTGAATCGCTTTGGATACCGTTGTATAGAATGCAGGTAACTTTGATTTCAATCGCAAATGAATAATCAGAGGATCCGTCAAAGAAGGAGGTTTGGAAGAATTAATCATCTTGAAAATAGAGGAAAGAAGTGTGGTGGAATCTTCGGGAGAATTGGCGGATTCAATGACGGCTGCATCCGGGTTTAATTTAGAACAATATCCCACCACCGCGTTTCCGCCAAAAGAATATACTTCCAAATCCACAAAACGAACACCACGAGACATAATGGTACTTAATTGATTCTCGTCGATCTTATTGGTGTTTCTATTATAAGCGGTATGGAAAGATCCTTTGATACAATATTGAGATAATGGTAATTTATTATTGGGAGAATTTTGGATATTTATGCCACTAATAAACGATTCTTCCAATGTAAAATGTTCTTCTGCGGTGGAAGGTAGAGGAAGTTTTTGTTTTTGTATTTCGGTTTGTATTTTGCCTCTATTTATTAAAAGTCGATATAAAATATAACTGGTTAAAAGGATAATAGATAAAACGATTAATTTTCGATAAAATTCCATCGTATTTCTTTTCTAATTATACAATCTAAAGAAATAAAAAGAATAAAAAATATACACATTCTTTTCCTAACAAACTATAAATAAGAAAATGGCCGGTGGATTATTAAATATAATTGCATTAGGAAATGCCAATGTTTTTCTTACCGGAAATCCTTCTAAAACCTTTTTCAGAGTAACCTATTCCAAATATACGAATTTCGGACTACAGAAATTCCGTTTAGATTATAATGGTGTCCGCGATCTTCGTTTAACTGAACCTTCGACCTTTATTTTCAAAGTACCCCGATATGCCGAGTTACTCATGGATACGTATCTAGGAATCACTCTCCCGGATATATGGAGCCCTATTTATCCTCCAACTGTCGATACAGGATATCTCTGGTCTTCGTATGATTTCCAATGGATTCGAAATATTGGTACGACGATGATACAAGAAATCACCGTTTTATGTGGCTCTTTCATCTTAGCCAAATATTCCGGCGCGTATTTAGCCGCAATGGTGGAACGCGATTTCACGAGAGAGAAAAAAAATCTATTCAATACCATGTCCGGAAATGTGCCGGAAATATATAGTCCCGCCGATGCCTATGGCCGATCGAATACTTATCCGAGTGCCTATTATGATGGAAATTCGACCACTGCAACTGGTACCGAACCATCTATTCGTGGCCGACAACTCTATATTCCTCTAAATACCTGGTTCGGGCTCAATAGTAAATGCGCATTACCTCTCATCTCTCTCCAATACAACGAACTAGAAATACATATCACATTGAGACCTATTCAAGAATTATTTCAAGTCCGCGATGTCTTCGATTATTCGAATTCCTTTCCTTATATCCAACCCGATTTCAATCAAGCCCGATTCCAAATGTATCGTTTCTTGCAGTCCCCTCCCGCCACCAATACGAGCGTCGAATCTAATAACTATACCAATTTCATCAGTAATTGGAATGCCGATATTCATTTGATTTCGACATATGCTTTCTTGTCGAAAGAAGAAGCCAAATTATTCGCATCACAAGAACAAATCTATTTAGTAAAAGAAGTATTCGAATATAAATTCGATAATTTCTCTGGATCGAAAACCGTGTCTCTCCAATCGAATGGTATGATTTCTAGTTGGATGTGGTTTTTCCAGAGAAATGATGTCAATTTGAGAAATGAATGGACGAATTACACGAATTGGCCTTATCGTAATCTGCCGTCGGATGTTATTATTGCACCCCAAAAATCGACGGATACTACCTTATATGTACCGAATTCGGGACCTTTCTTGCATCCAGATAGAACGAATACAGGCCTGTTTATTTCTGGAAATATTAGCGTGGATAACCAGAAGGAAATCATGCAAACGATGGCGATTTTATTAGATGGTAAATATCGAGAAAATACCTTGACTTCTCCTATTTTCAATTATGTAGAGAAATATACACGGACAAACGCATTTGGACAAGAAGGATTATATTGTTATAATTTCTGTTTGGATACGAATCCTTATACATATCAACCTTCCGGTGCAATCAATTTAGGGAAGTTCAAAAATGTGGAATTGGAATTTATGACGTATGTTCCATCCTTTGATGAAACACGATCTTCTTTTCAAGTGATTTGTGATCCGAATGGTGGCCCGATTGCAATAAGTAAATCGAATTGGCGACTTTATGAATATACTTATAATTTGACACTGTTTGAAGAGAGATATAATATCTTGTCGTTTATTGGTGGAACTTGTGGAATGATGTATGCCCGGTAACGGGCGCTACGCAGTACCCATGGTTCCCCTACATGCTTCGCTGCATGCAAATATAATGGATATATAAATATAATATAATATGCAAGAGAGTATTACTTTATTAGATCCCCCTGGATCCGGGTTGCTTCAATTAGAAAGAGATAGAGTAACAATGCAAGAAAAAATTCAAAAAATTTATGATAAAAAAACCAAACCCACGGTATGGAATTCGATTACAAAGGCCGAATTCTTACCAACTATTTATGATGTACCTGTCCCACCTTCTTTCTCTTCTTCTCCTATTATCGAAGGATTGGAAATGGATCCTTCTAAAAAAGGAGATGCTAAAAGCCAAGAATCAAAGGATAAAATAAATAGTAAAACGGATGCAGCTAAATCAAAAATTAATGGCCCTATGAAAAGATTAACGGGATATACGAAAGAATGTTTTCAGTATTTTGCAAGAATAATAACTGAAAAAGATCGTAAATACATTTTTTCTACGGATAGAAGAAATAGTAAAAAAAATAGTAAAATAAATAGATGGTTGAATGAAAAAAATAATGAAATAAATTCAAAACAGAGTGATAATGTGAATTTAGAAACAAATAATAAAACCAGAAAAGAAATAAAAGCAGAACCAACCGAACCTAGAACGGAAAAATTTGAAACGATTGAAAATATGGAAGATGATAAAGCTGCGGTAGATATGAAGGAAATAGAGAAGGCCAAGGAGGATGCAAAAGAAAAAGCAAAGAAGGCCGATAAAAAGTTGAAATCTTTTTTCGACCAGTTTTTTAATCAAAATACATCACTAGGTCCGACAGAAATGGATAAACATAATGGCGAAATATTATACGGGATTATATATGAATTTTTCTTATTGTGTTTTAGTTTTGTGGTTACCTATAATATTTATTATTTTTCGTTTATATATAAATGGGACGTGAAAACCGCCCATTATGATCCAGAACAAGGTTTTCTATTTGGAGGCGTGTTTAAAACGATTGTGGATGATTGGTTAATGAGAGATATTCGTTACCCGATGTTATTCATGGGATATCTTTATTCTTGGTTAATACCCAATTTTTTCCGTTTAATTGGAGTGATTAAATACCCCAAATTATGTTTTATTATTATTTTGTTACATACCATGGTGATTGCCTTTACTCAAGGAACAAATGCCGCAATGTCGGTAGATAGTTTATTAGGAGGAAGTCCAATGTCGTTAGTTTTAATCCTCAATATATTATCTTGTATTAGTGCATTTTTCAATACCTCCATGACAGTGGAAAACGCATTAGCATGGTTTCGTTTTTACGGAATGACACTTACTACTATGATTGCTAATGCAATTCGTTTTCTAATTGCATTTTTCGGAGTATTTATCTCTCAATTTATGGTATATTTTTTCTTTATTTATACCACTTCTGGATTTGGATTACTATGGGAATCGCAAATAGTCGGTATTGGTGATACTATCGCAGAAATAAATAATCATATTGACGGAAAATCAGGCACAGATAAAAATTATTGTAAAGAAGAAGATAATGATAGTGCATTATGGAAATTTATTAATGAGCAAATAGAACCTCATTTTGATAAGTTATTTTCGTATTTATGTATTATATTTGTCGTGGTAAAAGTAATAGTAGTAGGCTTAACCTTCATAGGATTTTTCGCTAAAATATACTTAATGATTGGTATTCCAGTAGTAACTGCCATAATTTTCGCTATTATTTCGTTGATTATTAACACGTTTAAAAATTCTGATACAAATAACAATACGGTTATGGTATCTAGTAAAGATTCAATGATCGAAAAAACAAAAGCATGGGTACAAGAACAATCTAAAAATCGTAAAGAGGGTCTCACTAGACTATCGAATGAGGCGAACCAAATGTTGTCGAAAGCGGTTGGTGAGCCTTTACGTAATATTAAAAATAAATTGTCTGATAATGTTGTAACTAACACAGCATTGGGACATAATACTTTTACTATTTTATCACCACCGGATAAGAAGGAGTTACAAGACTTAACTAAGAATTTAAATGATATTATGACGAATATTGATTTTACAAAAGACAAAGATGGAAAACAAGCAGAAGAAGATGTGAAGAATTTAATAATCAATAATCAATCCGTTTATGAAATAATACAACATATCTTACAAACACCCGATATTCAACAACATATTGCGAATAGAATTGGTAAGGGCAAACGAATGCCAGATATATTACAACATATGTTCCATGAAATTTTAAGAAATTCGGGAGCGAATCCAAAAGTATCCGAATTGGTTTCGAATATATTAACCTACAAGATGGATTATGGAAATGAATTAAAAGAAGAGGAGAATAAACCAGAAGATACCGCGGATCCAAATGAAGTTGTGATTGATTTTGAACCAGAAGAGAGCGCATCGCCGCCATTAAGAATAGAACCACCAACTATTAATGAATTACAAACCGGTCCAGAACCAGAAAGAAAAGAATCATCATAAAATAAATCTATCCTCTAGAAAAAAACATAAACATATATGTGTTTTTCTTGTATTATTCTTGAGAGAAAAGAAACAAACCAAAAAAATGGCACCAAATCAAAACCATCCCAAGAAAAAACTCTATCCAACCGTCAGTGTCTGTACTCCGACGTTCAATCGCAGGCCTTTTATTGCCACCATGTTGGAATGTTTTCGCAATCAGACTTATCCCAAATATCGTATTGAATGGATTATCGTCGATGATGGAACCGATAAAATCAAAGATCTCTTGGACGCCGCCAATATTCCACAAATCAAATATTTTCCCGTTGAAAAGAAAATGGCGCTAGGTGCCAAACGTAATTATATGCACGAAAAAGCGACGGGTTCTATTATCGTATATATGGACGACGACGATTATTATCCCCCAGAACGTATTGCTCATGCGGTAGAGAAGTTGCAAGAAAAACCCGAAGCATTATGTGCCGGTGCGAGCGAGATATATATTTATTTCAAACATATTCATAAAATGGTACAATTTGGTCCGTATGGACCGAATCATGCTACTGCAGGTACGTTTGCATTCCGTCGCGAATTATTAAATCAATCGCGATATGAAGATCATGCGGCGTTAGCCGAAGAGAAGGTTTTCTTGAAGAACTATACGATTCCTTTTGTCCAATTGGATCCATTGAAAACGATTTTGGTTTTCTCGCATGAACAAAACACATTTGATAAACGGAAATTATTAGATCAACCACATCCCGAATTCGTAAAAGAATCGCCGAAAAAAGTCCAAGATTTCATTCGTGGATCTACCGATAAAGAAGCCATGATTTACCATTATTTTATGAAAGATATAGATCGTCTTCTAGAGAATTATGAACCAGGAGATCCGAAATGGAAACCCGATGTTTTAGGACAAATCAAAGAGATCGAAGCCGAACGCGATCGTATGATTGCGGAAATGCAGAAACAACAGGCTCAACCATTAGGAACCCCCGGTTCGCCACAAATCATGGTTCAACAAGAAGGACAAGAACCGCGGCCTTTATCTGCACAAGAAATTATCGGATTAGTACAACAACAACAACAACAGATCCAAGGGTTAATACAACAAAACACCGAATTGCAAAAAATAGTAGGAGAATTGCAAAAACAATTGTCATTACAAACCAATTTCCCGGTATTTACTGCACCAACTTCTAAAGGCAAACCAGAAGTACCAATCAATATAACTATCTAGATTCACTTTTGTAATTTTGTAAAATAATAGCATAACTATTTTACAAAATAACACATCTAAAGAAGATCTTCCTCTTCTAATCCATCTTCTTCTTCTAAACCATCCTCTTCTAACCCGTCTTCTTCTCCTACCCCTCCACCATCTTCTTTTTTGACATTTTTATCTAGAAATCGATACATTCTCTTAATATCCAAAATATCCACATTATCTTTTGCTAAATAATCTTCGATTTTCAAAATCCAATCCATATTTTTCTGCATTTTAGGGGTATTTAAACTAGAAGATGAACCATATAAAATATATAACTCGTGGAAAAAAGCGACTAAATCGTTCTTATCCATATTCATTTTCTGGCATAAACCGTACAAGAATAATTGGTTATTATATTCCGTCGAATATTTCGTCAGGACTTTCGTGAAATCGACATCGGAAAGTGCGAATTTATTCCGATGTTCTGGAAATGCATCGTGATATAATTTATTATTGTAGAACGTCTTGATAAGAGATCCCATTTCATTGAATTGCCAAATCTGGCTCTGAAACGTGATCCGGCCAATATAATCTGCAAAACACATATTCTCTAGTAGTTTCGCATAAAAAGGAAACGATTTATCCCGAGGTTCTTTCGACAAAGGATTCGCGATATTTTCGTGCCATAATAGTGCGACTGTGGTTCGATCCGTTTCGTTCATAAATAACGTATGTTCATCGAGAGGGATCGTCGTATTCAATAATCGACATGTGATTTTCTTGGCGTCTTCGTTGAACATTTTCACATGGAAAATATCCTGTATTGTTTCTAGGGTCAATAATTCGGGTTTCTTCTTCCAGATATTATACATGAAAAGCAATTTCCGCAAATCGCCTTGAATATACGCATGTATTTTTTCTTGTAGTTCTCTTGAAAACGCGGGAAAAGGCGGCACACATATTTGTAAGAGGGTCGTCATTTGGAACTTCGTCGGTATTTTCAATTCGAAGGTATGACACGCTTTCATCAATTCGCGTATTTTCTTGTCGTTCTTGTGATTCCCAATACATATAATCGGATTCAGCGTCGTATTTTCGGCTTTTTGTTTTTTGGTTTTTTTCTGGCGTATTAACTTGATGAGTGCATCGATTCCACCTTTATCTCCATTATTCATTCCGTCGATTTCATCCATGACAATCGCGATTTTCTTCACTTTTCGCCGCATGAGATCCAACACATTTCGATTCGAGAGATGATTACTATCGATGGTTTGGAAAAGCGATTTATTCCGCACATCTCCTGCATCATACACAATTGCATCATAATCGATGGATTTCAACAAACTCACCACGAAATTCGATTTTCCAGTTCCGGGAGAACCGTAAATATAAATACCTTTCTTGAAAGTAGTAAGTTGGCATCTCTCGTCGAAATTTTTTAAAATAGTAATGATCTCTTGCACTATTCCTTCTCTCTCTAGAATATGATTCATTGGTATTAAATCCATCGACCTTCTTATCTTTATTCTATCACCACCTTTCCTTTTCTTTCCTTTTTGCAAGAAAATAAACATATATTTATTCTAGCGAAACCACGTCAATACAATAATCCACAAGAAAATAAACATATAATTATTCTAGCGAAACCCTACCAGAAAAATCATATTAGTTTATTCTAAGACGAATCATAGAATAAACGTGAAAGGAGGGGCTTTAGCGTAGCAAACGGGGAACCATGGGTACTACGTAGTGCCTGGATTATCGTCCGAATTTACTGAAATCCGAGAGAATTGGTACAAAATTACTTCCTTTACTAGGTACTGAATTAAAATAAGAATATGGGTCCATGATATTATTCGATTGGACATTCTCTTCTTCTAATGGTCCATCCATGAATTCTCCTTCTCCTTCTAATGGTCCATCCATGAATTCTCCTTCTTCTTGTCCTAATGGTCCATCCATAAAATCTCCTTCTTCTTGTCCTAATGGTCCATCCATGAATTCTCCTTCTTCTTGTCCTGATGGTCCATCCATGAATTCTCCTTCTTTTTGTCTGTTGTTATATCTGAAGTTGGGAAATGTATTTGCAGTAGGAAATGTATTTGCATTAGTAGTGGTCGTTGGGTTTTCTTCGGAACACTCGGAACATGCATCACAATCCTCTTCCATAACATTATTTTGCGTTGTAGCCGTTGGCATTTTCTTGTCTTTGGAATAAATATTCAACCATGGATTATAAAATATAGAATCACCACCTGTAAAGGTATTACCAGAAGAACAATTCACACAAGTACCTAAACTAGTAGAACACGCAGGACAAACCGGTGGAACAATTTGAGTTTTCAACATATAATCTTCTGAATACATATGATTATGATTAGAAGAATCCTTTTTACCATTTTTAACCCAATGATAAAACCATTGATAATAATCATTCATCATGTCTTTGCTATTTGGCATAGACATAGCATCATTCGGAAAAGATAAAGTAGTATTGTTATTTGATACCGTATTACCCACAACTACATTACCCTCCACATTTGCTTTAGGTTTAGTCGTAGGAACAGACTTTTTCGAAGATTTAGATTTTGGTCTAGTGATTCCCGTACTATTACCATTATCTACCCCGTTATTATCAAATCGTTGGACGTTAAAAATACGGTAACTTCCATTCTGATCGGATTCTAAGAGAATAATCAAGGTTACTTCAACATAAGAAATATAGATTACCATCTTGGTTCCACTATGATCATAATAAGTCCAAGAATTAAATACAGGAGATGCGTCGTACTCTCTATTATTCAAATATCCATTTGGAATAATAGTTCCGATTCTCGAAAAAACAGTAATATTATCTGTAGTTGGATCTAAGACAATCAATTGGGCATTTCGCGTATCAAAATGAATATTAGAAGATAATTGAAACACATGATAATTTGGATCATATTTTTTCAATTTGACATATGTATTATTAGAAGAACTATTATCGATAGTAATTTTCGATTTTGTAGTTAATGGATTCAAAGAAGATTGATTATATAAAAGAGTAGTAGTAGTGGTTCCTTTCGTGGAAAACAGTTGTGTTGTAACTAATTCATTTGTTTTTAAATTAATCATAGTAATAAAGGTACCATCTAGCCATGCAATATATAATACCGCATATGGATTGGTTTGTTTCGATTGAGTATTATATACAAAATGATTATAGGAATTTACTAATTCTAATTGACTTTCTGGTGTAACTGCCGGTGAATTCCCTGGATAATGTACTACTGGATTACCTGAATCTTTTCTACAAGAAATCCAAATATTTTCAATCACATTTTTTTTATTTGGGGAGTCCGATATAAAACTTTCCGGTTCATCGGGATCCACGGTTTCAGTAGGAGTAGTAGTAGGAGTAGTAGTAGGAGTAGTAGTAGTAGGAGTAGTAGTAGGAGTAGTAGTAGGATCCACGGTTTCTGTTTTTTCTATTGCTGGACTATCGACCTCGATTAAATTACCATTATTGATATCATAAAACACATTATCATACACCTTTGCAATGTTTTTATTCGGATGATTTCCAGAATAAGGCGGTAATTCATTCGAAGAAGGAATAGTCGAACCGGCTTTCATACTATGTTCGAAACTAACAAAGGGTTCCGGTATTTTGATTACTGGATTTTTACCGAAAACTCTATAAAACCATATAACAATTAATAATGTCAATAATAAAAAAATAAATAATATTAATGGACTGAATACCATATTGATAACTTTCTATTATGATATAGTATTATATATTTTCTTGTGTTTTATTACATAAATATGGAAGGATTATTTCATCCAATCATTCTTAGATACGTAAAACAATATGAAATTTTTTGTCTAAATATAATTATTCTGGTCTGATCTTTTGAAAATTTACAAAATAAGAAAAAAGGAACATGTCCGATGTTCCAAAAAACAAATATGGGTTATCTTATACTTATTCTTCAGTTCTTAGAGAAAAAATCGAAATCGGAATCGATGAAGCAGGCCGCGGGCCTTTATTTGGACCGCTTTTCGTTGCCGCGGTAATTTTACCTAAACAAACTACTGAAACGAATTCTTTTGATTTTTCGGAAATGAGAGATAGCAAGAAAATCACCTCGAAAAAGAAGATCGCGGTTCTAGCAGAATATATCAAGGCGAATGCGAGAGCATGGACGATTCAATCCGTTAGCGCAGAAGAAATCGATCGCATTAATATCCGACAAGCCGTCTTGAAAGCCATGCGCGAATGTGCCCGTACATTAATCTCCTCGATTCTATCACAAGATTCGAAACCAACCATTGATGATTTTTTCTTGCTCGTAGATGGAAACGATTTCCCCCCATATTCTTATTTCGATGAAACGACGGATATATTGAAACCCATTGCCCATGAAACGGTAACAGGAGGTGATAATCTCTATGCTGCGATTGCATGTGCATCTATTTTGGCTAAAACGGCAAGAGATGCTTATATTGCAGATTTATGCGAACAGAATCCGGAATTGAAAACGCGATATAGTATCCATACCAATATGGGTTATGGAGCGAAAGCACATTTAGACGGAATCGCGAAATATGGGATTGTGGAAGGGCATCGGAAAACCTATGGACCTTGTAAAAAAAACCTAGGGTAATTGTATAATCACAATGCCTAGACGAAAAACAGTCAAGAGAAGGAATGCAAAGAGAAGAACATTGAAGAGATTTAAGAAAAAATCGAAAGGTGGTACTGAATATGATGATAATCTCCCTGTTGCTGATACTAATAATACCTCTTTAAAAAAAAATTATTTTTTAGACAAAGCTAAAGTTTTGGCAACAACATTAAGACTCTTATCCCCGTACAAGAACTGTTTATATTTAGATGGGTATGATCGCACCTATGGAGACACAAGAGTGGAGTATTATTTGTGTAAAGGAACTACAAAAACCTATGATGAGGGAACTAGATTTGATCATGAGGTAATAGCCTTTCCTGAAACGGAATATTCAATAGGTATTAATAATTATATTTATAAAAATGGATTAAAACAAGAGCAAACAGATTTATTCTATAGTCCGGGAAATTTTAAGTATAAAGAAAATCTGAACGCAATATCTTTACAAGGTAGAGGTGATCCGGACCATCTTCTTAATCCTGATGTTAAATATATATTTTTGGCTATAAACTATAATAATGATTGGAAGAAGAAGTGCTACTATTAAAATTACGTGCAAAATATATCAAAAAATATGTGCAAAAACATTTTTAACGATATTTTTTTTACACTTTTTTACATTCAAAACGCCCACGGAGTGGGCGGAATTGAGTGAGAAAAGATGCACCGGTTGCGCATCTTCGATGCGAAATGGTGTAAAAGGTGGCAACTCTGCGACATTTCATCCAAACTATAAGTAAAAAACCGTCTCCGAGTATGAATGATTCTTAAATATGACTTTTCTTGTACCTGGTATTACTTCCCCTATTCCGAGATTATATCCCCAAGAGGAAGTATTTTCATCTATATCGAAGGCGTCTTCATCCAGATAATATGCAATAGAAAACCGTTGTTTCTTGTTTTTTGAGAGAAAGGCGATACTAATAAGGTAACTAATAATATTACCTCCTTCATAACGGTAACTCCATACATAATTGATTTTCGGGATTCGTGCAAGAAGAATATATCGATAATCTTTTCTTGCAAATCGACTAATAAGCGTATAACCATCGTTCGAGAGATAAAATCGATCATCATATTCTAATATCGCAATCACGACATCTCTCGGTATATCGGCAAATCGGGAAATAATTTCTATTGGTTTTCGTTTTCTTGTCATTTTTTATCGGATCGGATCGGATTTTATTTGTTCTGGATACATAATCACATGAAAAAAGACATTTCCTTTTTTGAAGGAAATGTCTTTTATTTTTTTTAAGGTTACAAAACAAACTATCTAATCTAATCTCTATCTTGGAAACGATCCATTAATATATCTATCCCTCTTTCTTCGCGATAATCCTCATCTTCATCTTCATCTTCTTCATCTTCATCTTCATCCTCATCGATATGGGAGATATTACTTTGGTCTTCTTCTGTTAGTACGTAATCTTCGTACTCGGGAACAATAGTTTCTAATTCCCAAAAATCCGAAGGTTCGATGTCATCTTTAAATTTTCCACATTTATAGAATCGATATTCTTCGTCGTCATAACATACAGTTTGTTCGTCTTCTTCTTCTTGGAGAGGAGGAGGAGGAGAAAAGGGGATTTCCATCTCTTCTCCTTCGCAATCACCAAAGCGTTCGATCGCTGCTTGTAAGCGTAATTCTTGTATAAATTCCAAATTATAAAACCCAGTAAAGTAACCTTCAAAAGCAGAATCTGGAAGGGAAGTGTCCATATTAAAATATGCTAAATTAAATTAAATCAAATCAAACTAAATCAAATCAAATAATCAATGTGTTGTGTTGGTTATATGATTCTAAACAATCTTACTAAATCGTCAATTTTTTAAGCATAAGAATAATCGATGAAATCACGGAGAATCGATTCTTTCGAAACCGTTCCATATTTCGTCTCTCGATCATACAAACTATAACCTATCATAAAACTATCCTCGGAATATCTCTCGAACCCCAAGATATATTCTACTTTCTCTCCTTCAAAGGTAAATAACGGAGTATATCTCTTGAGAGATCCGGTTACAGAATCTAATGCAATGACTAAATGATAATAATACCGACGATCTTCATAAGAAACGACATGTGCGATAAACCATGTCTCTCTGAATTCTGACATGGAGATACCATTCGTAGATCCACGAACATATTGGAAAAAAGACGGTACTTGTGTATTTCTAGAGGTGATATGCAAAAAAGAAGAAGGTGGTTCTTCTAAAGAAGAGGGAACACAACCAATAGTTAAAGGAAACCATCCATAAATCATTCTGGTAATATCATTATTCAGATTATCCGGAAAAATCACCCAATTCTTCTCGATTTCTCTCGATTTGTCTGTCTCTAGAAAAACATCATGCGATGTACTAAAAGGTGCCGAAGGCACCAACGAAATAGATCCATGTTCAATCACCATCATTCCTTTATCCACACCACGATTCGCATTATATTGGATCAAATCTCTCTTGGTATCATACGAGAGACGAATATCTTCTAGTCCAATGTAATAATTATCCACCGAAGTATCGTATTCTAGTACGCCTTCTTTCAACACTTTCCATGATTTCTTTCGTCCAGTACTTCCATGTTCCCAAGGAGCTGCATCCCATTTGACATCTTCATCATAAGAATGTTCTACTATTGCAAGAACATTGATCGTATGTACGGTTCCTGGATTTTCATATCCACCTTTGTCATTAATCCAATAATTCACAAGACGAACATTCACTAAGTATTGTGCAATAACTCCATTATCATAGTCTGTTTCCTTCGGTAACAAAACACAAAAAGAAGGAGTACTACTTCTAAATCCTGGATTCTCTTTCAAAGTCGCCGAACCAATCGAAGATAAAACGGATTCGAATTCTGGATTTAGAGATTTAGATACCAACCATTTCTTACTATAAAATTTATAATTCGCCAAGATATTCGTCATGGTAGCATCCGTCACATTCCGATCCGCCAGCACTTTCATCGAAACCGCGGCTAAATCATGACGATCCAAATTCACATAATATCCTAAAATCGACAATTCATAATCCAATTTGAAATCATAGATATCTTTTTGCATGAATAAATATTCTCTCTCGGGATGATCTCGACGCATACGATCCGCAATCATGTAAAACCAATAAGATAATTGATTCTTGCCAGTTACACGATAATGTTGGACGATTTCATAGAGATTTTCAATACGATTCGGATAAGCCTGGAATCCTTCCATCCATGCGACGATCGCACGATCCATATCTTTCAAATCTCTCCAACATTTCCCAATCGAATAATAACTATACCATACTTCTTCGATCCATCCTCCCACTGCGATTCGTTTCTTGTAAGTTTCAATGGCTTTTTCATGTTGTCCAGAATCGCGATAAGAATTGGCTAAATAAAACAAATATCGGTCATTATTCGGTAATTCTTCTAGCCCTTTCTCCAATAGACGCACATCTCTCAGGAATTTATCCGTTTTCGCACCTCCATCTCCGATATCTTTAATAAAAAGCACATCTTTCGGAATTTGAGAGACACGGATATTGAGTTTCTCTCCTGTAATTGGATGTACTTTAGGATAATCGACATATTCGTGCGTCACTCCCCAATACGAAAACCCAAGATTGTTTTTCACAATACGGGTGTTCTTGTAGTAATAAGTATCGGAACCTTGGAAAATATAATAAGCATCGGAGGTACTAAGAGAACGTTTGAATTCTTCCGGAGGAATCGTTGGGTTTCGCCAGAAAATCATATCTGCATCTAGAAGCAAAATAAACTCCGCAGGAACGGATTCGCATGCTTTTAATGAAAACGAACGATTGTATCCGAAATCACGGAACGGTTCTTGAATTACTTTTCCAGGAATACTTTTCTCTCTGAAAAAAGTCTCGATCAACTCGATCGTATTATCCGTACTTCCTGTATCACAAATGCAATAAAAATCCAAGAGATCAACACAGGATTCTAATAATCGACGAATAATCCGACTCTCGTTTTTCACAATCATATTCAAACATATTCTATTCTGGTTCTCTATCGCTTGTAAGGATTCTACTTCTTCCACCATAATAATTGTCATTATTCTAATAAATCTTTACTATTTATGTTTATTATTATTTGATTTGTATAATTATCTTGCGATTTTTTATTGTTCAACTATGCGGTTTATAATGTTCGCTAGTATAGAAAAAAAAAATCTATGGTCAAACCATAATGGAACCTGAAACGAAAAAACAATTATTATTTTGGTTTGTGTTTGTACTATTTTTATTGTATATATTCATATGGTTAATCATCTTATTTGGATTACCTTCGAAAATTTTAGAAATGATTTTTAGTGTCCCTGATGAAATCAGTCCATATTTGTCAGTAGATTATAAAAATTTTGGGAAGGATGAAGTAGATAAATGGAATGATGAAATAGATAATGCTAAGAAAAAAAAATAACGAAATATATTAACATCATACTCAAATAATATGTCTTTTACGCGTTTTCACGATGATCCTGCTAGAATTCAGAAACAACTACAAGAAAGTACATATTTAGCACGTTATCAATTAGATACTCCCGGACAAGGAGTGGATTTGCCTTTTATAGAAGATCCGAATATTCGATTACAAGGGTTTGGTGCAAATGTCTTTAGAAAGAACACGACACAATTAGAAAGCGAATTATTTGGTATCACTAGAAGATATAATCGCGATTTATTTGAAGCCAATGATTATAAGAAATATGGTGTTACTGAAATTAGTGAAAAACCATATTTCCGATCTCAACAACCTTTTGTAGAAGAATCGCGCGCAACCCATCCCGCATGGTTATATCGAAGTGCCGATGTGAATCGTTGGGAAGAACCTTGGTTGAATCCTTTAGTAGGATTGGAAAAGCCATTTCATGAGAATATCCAGACCCGGATCTTGGAGAAAGACTACTTCCGCGGCACTGCATAGCGCCCCGTTTGCTCCGCCAGCCCCTCCTTTCAAGAAGGACTTAGTAATAATTGATTCTAGTGGGCAATCTCTAGAAATAATCCAAAGTGTTTATTCTAGTGTGAATCGTAAGAATAATTATATATATTTTTTCTAGTAGAACTGGCAAGAAGTATCCAAAGTAGGACCCTCCTAAAATAAACGTGAAAGGAGGAATAGCGGAGCATGTAGGGAACCATGAGTTCCCTACGAACCATGTGTTCCCTGCTCTCGGAATTAATTATATTATTATTATAACATAATATCTAAATAAAGTAAAAATGGAACTAGCAATACCTTTAGTAGCATTGGCAGGATTGTATTTTGTTTCAAAAAAAGAAGAACAATCGTCCTCCGCTTCTTCTTTATCGAGAGATAAAGAGAATTTCGTAGGTGGGCAATCCCGCACTCAATTACCCAATATCGATATTCCTAACCGTAATTACCCAAATGAAGATAATGTCGTCTCGCAAGAAAACGAATTAACTTCTCAATTATCGACTCTGAATGCCATCGATTCTCCTTATGTCTATACGGATAAATATTTCAATCCGACTATGAACAAATCCGCGGTGAAATCCTACGATTCTTTTTCAGAAGTGAAAAATCCAAATAGTGCAAAAGAAGAACGTCCATATTATTCTCTTACCGGTGAGAAAGTAAATGATAAATATTTCCAACATGATAACATGGTTCCTTATTTCGGAGCACATATTCGAACCCGACCTTTAGACGCAAATTCGAATGAAGGTATTTTAGATAATTATCAAGGTCAAGGATCTCAAACGATTACCAAATCCGAACAATCTCCTCTATTCGCACCTGGGGAGAATTATAACTATGCTTTCGGTGCGCCGAATCAAAATGATTTCTATCAATCGCGTGTCAATCCGAGTTTGCGTATGGCGAATGTGAAACCATTTCAAGAAGAACGAGTTGGACCCGGATTAGGTCTAGGATATACGACAGAAGGATCAGGTGGATATAATTCTGGTATGGCCATGCGAGATCAATGGATGGATAGAGGTGTCGATGAATTACGTGTTGCAAATAATAAAAAACCGTCTGAGAATCGTATGTTAGGACACGAAGGTCCCGCCATCTCTCATATTACCGTTAGAGGTGATCATGCTCCAGTAAATAAGAATCAACAAGAAACGTTTTTTGAATTAGGACCAGAACGGCTTTTCACCACGGTTGGTCGGGAGACGGCTCCAACTTCAAGAGGAGTTACGATAGAGAAACATATCAATCGTCCGGAAACCGCCGCATCTTATACTGGAGCTGCCGGTGCTGCAGTCGATCAGACATATCATATGGGAGAATACATGCCTTCGACGCATCAAGATTTAGGCGCAGTTCCTATCGGTGTAGCAACTGGATCGAGGGGTGCCGCCGAAGGCGATTATCAGTCAAAAAGTCTCTTTGCATATCCCAATAATCGTACAGCGAATCAAGAGAATCATTCCGATAGTTATTTCGGTGTAGTGAGTGGTGTCGTTAATGCGACGATTGCACCACTATTAGATGTCTTGCGTCCTTCTAGAAAAGAAAATACGATTGGTAATTTACGTTTATATGAGAATGCACAATCTAAAGTTCCGAATTCCTATTTCTTTAATCCGGGAGATCGTGCTCCAACTACTATTCGTGAAATGACTGAAAAGAATAAATATATTTATGGTGTGAATGCGAATCAACGCGGTGGTGCTTATGAAACCACAGAATATCAAGCGGCGCATAATGAGAGAGATACCACAACGGATTTCTTTTATGCCGGAGGATCCAGTGCTGCGGCAGGAACCGTACAACCAAGAACCTATGATGCTGAATATAACCAGAGGAATAATGATATTAAGGCTTCCACGATCGATGGCCGTCTGGTTCCTGGAAATATGGCGTTGTTAGGAACCGATATGAATATGCGTTCGAGAGAAGGCGAGATCAAAAATACTCGTCCTCTTGCCATGACTACTCTCCCGAATCAATTATTCACTACACAACAAATGGGCCAACCTGGATTAGAAACGAAACCTTTATACCAGAATATCGAATTGGATCGTAATAACCCGGAGATTTTAAATGCATTCCGAAACAATCCTTATACACACTCCTTGACCAATATTCCGGGAACCTAAGGTACTGCTTAGCGCCATCGTTTGCTTCGCGAAAGCCCCTCCTTCCATGAGGGTTCTGTAAGAGAATATAATATTATTTTCTAGTGGGTTTTTGGATTAGTTTCGAAATATTATTTTCTTGCAGATCTCTCGATAAAGAAAAAATTCCTGGTAAAATATATATAAGAATAAAAATATATATATTTTATTTAACATAGTAAAGTAATAATTGAAGAGAAAGATTCGAAATGCAAGAAAACATAAATCCACAAGAACAACCTATCAAAGATTTGGAAATGGAATATTTACAAGCAACTTCTGAACTCACTCCTTGGATGATTCATCTTCGTTTGAATGGAGATGGGCGTTATATTTATCGTATGTCTGGTTTTTCACTAGACGAAGATCCGAAGGTGTATTTCGATATTGATACGTTTCTCTTACCTATCGAAGAATCCGAACCGATTTTATTGACCGAAGATTCCGTTCCCGTGCAAGATATTTCCATATGGAATTACATTTCAAACCAGAATAATATTTCGTTTTATTTCTGGGAAAAAACCGCGTATTCTATTCATTTTCCATTGAAATGGGCTATCCAAGAATATCATAATAATAGACCTTCTGCTTTCGGCCCGAAAGTATGTGGCATCTGTGAGAAATACGGATTCCAAGACGGGATTTTCATGGGATATTGTGCTGATTGTGCAGAGAAATGCCAAGATTTAGATAAAGATAAATCGGCTTCTCTTGATGTTTCGCTATAATTAAGGCATTATTCTTTTTCCTACATATCGTTTCCTGATTTCCGAATTGGTAGGATAATGCGATAAAATGGCTTCACTATACGTCTCTCGTTTGATCACACGATCTTTACTCCAAAACGATTTTTTTTCTATATCTTCTTTTTCTTGCGAAGCAGAAGAAGACATTTTCGTCACTGGGAACATTTCTTCGTCTTCTTCTTCTCTAGAATAATCGTCGAATTCTTCTACCAAAAAAGGACTATCGTTTTTCTCTCGAAGTTTAGAAGATTCTATTTCTTGCAAGAGAATCGACATAAAACGTTCGAATATTTCTGTCAATTCTGACGAGGAAGAAGAAGAGGTCGATGGCAAAGGACCCGACAACATCTCTTCGATTCGTTCCAGAATCTCCGCTTTATGTTCGCATATTTTTTCTTGCAGTCTCTCTTGTTTTTGAAACGTTTCTGGATCCGTTTTAGCTAGATATCTACGATACGTATTTTTACTAGTAAATAATTCCAGGGTTAATTTATCGACGTCGTTCATTTATTTCTTATCTTAACCAAATAGAATATCTTTATGTTTTCTCTTATCTAGAAGAAAATATAAAAAAAAGAATCGAGAGAATAACAAGAAAAAAATAACTGGGAATATTATAACGAACCAAACCGAAAAAAAAGATGTCGAATACAAATGTGAGTCATACAACTTTACCAACCGGTACAACGAATTTAGGAGGACCTTACAAAGGATATTCTCCTGTGCAAACCTTGAGTAATTTCAAAGATAACGAGTCCGCGATTGCAAGAACAGAATTACGTAGAGTCTGGAATACAAATTATACCAGTGGTACTTTTAATGGAAAAAGACGAGCGATTGGTCCTTTTCGTGCCGTAATGAATTCGGGAGATTTCCTTTCTAGAGCGAATTATATTTGTGGCGGTCCTAACCCCAATAATGGTACCCATGCTGCTGCGAAACCACCTAGTTTGCGTGGTTTTGTAAATGTGTGTGATGCAACCGGAGTACCGTCTTCTAGTTGCAATGTGAAATTCGTGGCGGATTCTTCTGATTATACGAAATTCCGTCGTCAAACCGCATTCGCCAAGAATTACAATGATGTGAAAAATGGTGGATATAATAATTCTGCGTATGTTCCTTTGATGCGTATCCGGTAGGCAGGGCACTACGTAGTACCCATGGTACTGCTTGCGCCCTTACATGCTTCGCTATCCCTCCTTTCACGTTTGTTTTTGATAGGGCTTTATGAATTGTTTTTGGAAGCGCGAAGCGCTTCTGTAAAAGTGTTCGAATCGCCAGATCCATAAAAAAATATAAAAGAAAAGAAATCTTTTTTATTTTTTGTTGTTTTTATTTTTTCTAGGGTTTTGTTTTTAGTCTAAGCACTTACCTTCTTGACGATCTTTTTCACAATTGTTTTCTTTTTAGGTGCTTCAATTGGTTCTTCGACGGTTTCTGGTACTTCTGCTTCTTGTACAGGTTCTTGTACTGGTACTGGTACTTGTACTGGTACTTGTACTGGTACTGGTACTTGTACTGGTACTGGTACTGGTTTTACCACTTCTTCTTCTCCATCACTATCTGCTACATATGTATCGACTATCACTGGTTTTTTTGGTTGTACTGGTGCAGTTGCAGGTGTAGGTTTTGTCACAGAAAGGGCAGGAACTGGTTCAGATTTCTTGTCTTCGATCGCCTCGACATCCGCATCAGATAATTGAATATGGCATTTTCCAAACACCTTCTCCATGATCTGTGGTTTGACGACACATTGAACGACTTTCCAAGTAGTTCCCCATCCCTTTCCACCCATCCATAAACCAGTGCAGGCAATCACAGTCGCCACATTACTTTGTTTAGGAACCAATTCGATCGGAGAAGCGAAATCTGGAGATGGGAAAAGCAAATTCGATTTAGTATCGTAAATCTCCAGATTCCAATCCTCGCCATATTTAGGCACTTTTGGACGCAAAGATGGAGGACGAGAATAATCAATCGCCTTGGTATCTTTATTCTTGCTGTAAGTCAAGAAAGGGAAGAATCCATATTCGACAATTTCACGGGATTGTTTCTTGCCAAACCATACTTCCGAATTTGTAACTGCATCATTCAAAATCACCTCTTCGAAATCCTTCAATTTCTGTAGGGCTTCTCTGGTCTCTGGTGTCGCATATTCTTCATTTGGGAAGTTGAGAGACATCTTGAAACGACCATCGGATTCACCGGTTTTCTGATCAGTGAAATCAGCAATACCCCAAGTCATTAACATTGGTAGTGTTAAATGAATCGAACGATTGGTTTGAGTACTGATAATATTGACGGTTTTCGCGCCTTTATCATTGACCTTTGGTGCCATGTATTTCTTGGCAGCAGGGTTCCAGTTAGACATTTGGATAATAGTAGTGTTTGATTTAGTTGCCATTTTAACGTTAGTTGCAAAAAGTAGTTATACGAAAATTTAAGTTTTAAGTGTGGTTGTTATAAGCCTTGGCGATTTGATACTATATCTAGAAGATTATCTTTATATCAATTTTTTGTGAAATTAAATTCTTTTTTTCTAGAAAATTACAAAAAATGGCTCGAAAACAGGAATAAAACGAAAAAAAACAAGAAAATGCAAGAATAAATATCTTATTCTATTTCTTTACCTATTACTATACGATCGAAATGTCCTAAATTCACTGTTCCGAATTGAAACACGGCTTTTCCATCATTATAAATATCTCCATGATACATCACTGTTTGGTATCTAATAAAATACCCTAGAAAAGTATCTGTTCTCCCAATATATTCCGGAGTTCTCTCAATCACATTTACAGGACCATTGAAAATGTATTCGGTTTTAGTATCGAAATTAGACATGAATGATTTGTTTTCTTGTATTTTGTTTTCTTATATTTTATTTTGTCAATTTTTCATAAAAAATTGAGAGAATTCTCTACCTGGAAAAACAAGAACATATAACAATGCCTGAATCTTTAACCGCATATCAGTTTCTTGCAGATCAAATTATCCAAGAAGTGAAATCCCGGGAATGTATGAGTCTCGAATATGAAAAACTCGCATCCATGTTAGAATTAGTATTGGATAATCCAGAAGTAATAAATATCTTGCGAAAAACACCGATTCTAATACAAGAAATCCGAGAAGAGTGCATCTCGTTTGAAACCGCCTATCAAACCCATATTATCGAAGGCAAAAAAGAATTCACATTAATGACACCTATGCATAGTTTTGCATTATCTTGGTTACATTATTTGTATCACTAGGTAGGGCGCTACGCAGTACCCATGGTTCCCTTTTTTCTACGCCATACCCTCCTTCCATGTTTTTTTCTGGTGGGGTTGTGTGTTTTTTCTTGTATGTAATCCTAAAAAACAAAACCGAAAAGGTAATAAAAAGAAAAACGAAAACAAGAAAAAGAAGATTATTGACAGAAATTAGAAAAACAGAGATCTGAGAGAAATGCAAGAAAAAATACATAATCCCGTGATAATTCTAACACCGCAATATATCTCTCGACAAGCCTTTTATACGATTCCTCTTTTTCGGAATCACTTCTCTCGTCGCTTTTTTGTATGATTTCCAAAGGATTTCTTTTTGTTGTTTTGCTGTGATGCTCACTTCGTTCGCACATTGGAACATCATTAAAAAAGAAGGCATCGAGAGAAATGCAGATCGTGTGTTCGTCATTCTCACTTATACTTCGTTCTGGTTAGATAGCCAACGTTTTTGTCCTGAATATTTGAGATCGTGGTATCCGATTATGTTGGTTAGTAGTGGGGTGTATATTACAAACCAATATGTGTATTATCGTATCTATGAATCGTCGAGAGATCCGAAAGTCCTAGAAATGAATAATTATCGTTCCACGTATATCCATTTGTTTTTCATCCATATTGTCCCAAATCTGTCGTTCATCTATGGTATCGTCACGGCAGGAAAATGCATAACTTAACCTTGCATGCGATACGTTTTCACTAGAATAAAATATTATTTATTTTCTTACAAAAACAAATAATAAACCATACCAAACACCACACTACAAACCCTTACATACCCCCTACTTAATACCATATTATAAAAGGAGGGTTCGCAAGGGAACCTTGGTTCCCTGCTACATAGATATTTTTTCCGTGAATAACTCATACATATCCGAATCATGGGTAATAATCATAATACAATTTTTATATTTCTTGAAATCTCGAATGAGAGAAATCAATTCCGCTTTCAATGCAGGATCCAATGCATTGGTTGGTTCATCCAAAATCAAGATCTTACAAGGATTGATCAAACCACTAATCACATTCACAATTTGACGCTGTCCTCCCGACAAATTCTCACCTAAAGATCCCGCCGATTGTTCATATAAATCCACATTCTTGTATAAATCACGAATCTTCTGGTATTTCATTACTTCTGAGAGATGGTTATTGCAAGAAAGAACATCATTGCAACCATATAAAATATTCTCAATGATTTTCTTGTCGAATAATTTGGAACTCTGATTTACATAGGTTATATTGGATCGAATATATTCGGTATCGATTTCTTCTAGGTTCTGTCCATCGATTAAAATAGCTCCAGAGGTAGGGTGATACATTTTCAAGAGAAGTTTGGCAAAAGTCGATTTGCCATTTCCAGATAAACCAGTAATACCGATGATTTTATTATGAGTATCAATATTCATGTATTTATTATCTATAATAGCGATTTCGCTTTTATTATATCGAAACGTAACTCCCTGAAAATCGACTTGATGAAAAGATAATTCTATCTGAGTAAATAATTTTTTATCTTTCTTGGGTTTCTCATCGGAATAATTCATATCTTCGAAATTCTGCATCACATTCTGAATACGTCCCCAGAAATCGACATAATCTTGTATTTGTTGCAAGAAAGTCGCCATTCGATCACGATATAATAATAAAATGGTGAAAAAGGTTATGAAAATCGTCACATTTATTTTCTTTTGGAACGTCAAGACAATCAAATAGGCAATCGAACCGAATAAAATAATGAAGAGAAATATCACCGACACGAATTCGTAGAAATTACTCGTATCATATAAGGTATTCGCCACATTAATCATTTTTTCCGATCTTTCCCATAATTCGGCGATTTCTTTTTCACTTTGTCCTCTACTAATGATTTTATCCATATTATTCAAGATATCGACTAATTGATATTCATTATTCACTACAATCGTTTCATAATCCAGATTTTTATCATATAATTCTTTTGTGGTACTGAACGAAAATGCGATCAGTGCTAAATTCGTCAAGACAAATATCATTCCGAATTCGAAATGTTGATACAAGAAATATCCCATGATAATAAGTAAAAACGTAATATTCGGCAACAAATAATTAATCACACTATTCAACATAAAGAAAATTACAGACGAAGTACGATTAATCGGCGAATTCAATTTATTGAAATTAATATCACTATAACTCTCATTATTTATTTCTAGCACACTACTGATTAATCCCGTACGAATGGTTTGACGCATACGTGTCAAAAATTTGAACTGGAAATGTTTATACGCACTATACACAATTAAAAATATGACGGAAAATGCGACGAAATAATAAAAATATTTCCATGTATTTGACAATTTACCGTCTTTAATGAAATTAATGATATTGGCAGTAATAAACGAAATACCTCCGGTTTGAATAATGTTAATGATGAAACTCACTATAATTAACACGATCACTGTAACATATTCTTTTCCAATGAAATCTCTAAATAAATTATAAACCAGATTCATTTCTTACAATTATGGTAAATATTCTCTTACACTAGAAAGATAATATATATAATCCCGGAATAATTATAATTCTTTCTTTGATAAGAAATAGAAAATGGATACTATATTGAAAAATCGTATTTTATATGCACTTTCCAATCATTCTCTTGCTATTCCTGAAATAAACGCCATAACTGGTTTCTTGCATAATTATCTGCATTGTTTGATCCGAATCACCGATGTGTTAGAAGATATAATACATAACAATGTGATCGAAATCTCCGATATTCCGAATATTGTTTTACTTATTGCAACTATATTTCAAGAGACAGTTCTTCGATCCAGAGAATATATCGATTCAGAGATTCTCTATATCTTGATCAAAATCACCGCGAGTTGTATTCTCGATACTGATCCAATAACGAATATCTATGTAATCCACCTCCCAAAAAATATGGATCCGATCGTGATTGAGAGTATGATCAATACTTGTTTGGAATTATTACAAAGGAACCCGATGACCGAATCTCATGGTTTGGATTCTCTTTCTTCTCTAACAAAACAAAAGAGAAATTGTTGTTATTCGGATTGGTTTTTATTTTCATAAACGGTATAAAACGAAATCAATTTCTTGAATAAGAAAATGTCGAATTTAATAGATAATATAAAGGATGTATGTACGGTCTATTTCACCAATTTTCCATATTATATCTATCATTTAGGAAATAATACTTCGAATATTGCAGTAGCCGGAATTGGGTCGGGTTTTCAAAGATGTCAGACATTATTCTGGTGTTCGAATATAGGATTATCGATGGTGTTCTATTATAGAAATGCCGAGGATTCTAATACGAAACATATGAATCTTATTATATTTGGTACTTCCATTGCTACTCAGATTTTTGTCTTGCAACAAACATTATATCTTATCCAATTACTGAAACGTAAATATACCTAAAAAATTGATTCCGATTACTAAAAAATTGAATGTTTTTTAGTAATTATTTTGAACCAGATAACAAACTAATAAAATGTCGGATGACGATGATTCTTCTTACGGAGAGAATGAAGTAGATGATATGTATATTATAGACGAAATTTCACAATATGACTATTATCAAACCCCTATTGATCCAAACGGATATCCAATCGAAGATCGTATCGACGGAAATTATTATATTGGTTATTATTCTTGTGCTATCGATTATTATCTAGATACAAACGAAGGATATGCTATAAAAGTATTTGATCCCTCGGGGGTAGAAAAGACTCCTAAATTGTTTTTCGGAGAATGTATTCATGCGAAAACGTTTTTCCATTTCGATTTCGCTGATATTGTTCGTTTTCTAGAATATTGTAATCGAAATCAATATACCAATAATAATCTTTTACCTTTCGAACCCAATTTCAAAGTCCATATTATGAAATTATATATAGAACAAATACCTATCCAAGATTTTATAGCCGAACAATATTTATGTGTTTTGAAAACGCATTGGATTTCTCTCATTCAGCGTCATTGGAAAAGTGTTCTTCTTGCAAGAAAAAAATATGTGGATTATTATCGAAATCCGAAACATCTTTGGCAAAGAGAACTCGGGAGAGAACTCGGAGGAAGAGAATTAGGAGATCGACGAAATATACCGAAAGTAAATGGATTGCGAGGAATGTTGGCGTGTTATTCGACCAAGTAAATCAATTAAAAGTATATATATCTTTTTTTTATGAGGTAATATAAAGATAAAACAAAATGAATATTTGGAATCGAATCCTTCGCAGAATAAACCAGAAAGATATACCATTACCTCTCGGTCGTTGGAAATTAGAAACTTGTCATCAGAAAACCAACCAGAAAATAGATTATTCCAATGAAGATCATTGTGGTACATGTGCAGGAGAATTGCCTATGCCTACTACATTGGCTAAGGTTCCGACTACATTAGATAATCCTACCTTTCACCTGGATAGTGTATTACCTGTAAAATCTCTCGCTATTTACAAACTCCCAAGAAAATTAAATCTCGATTCTCTCCGAAAATAGCGGAAAAACGTCTCGATCGTGAGAGATAATAATAATCGATTTCTTGTATTTCTTGAAATCGCGTATTAATCCAATCACTTCTTTTTTCAATGCCGGATCCAGAGCATTCGTCGGTTCGTCTAGAATCAAGATCGGCGAAGGATTCACAAGACCACCAATCAGATTCACCATTTGACGCTGACCTCCCGATAAATTCTCTCCAAGAGATCCCGACTGTTTTGTTTTCATATTCATATTTCGATATAATTCTTGCAGTTTCGGATATTTCATGATTTCGTCAAAATGATTCGCACATTTCGTTGAATCCGTACATCCATAATAAATATTCTCCATGACTTTCTTGTCAAATAATTTCGAATTCTGATTCACATATGTTATATTTTCTCGCAAGTATTTCGTGTCGATTCTCTTGATATCCACATCATCCACACAAATTTCTCCCGAAGTAGGAGAATACATTTTCAAAAGCAATTTAGCAAAGGTCGATTTCCCATTTCCCGATAATCCTGTAATTCCGATAATATTATCTTGTGTATCTATTTCTAATGAGAGATTTTCCAATACCGGTTTTGTTCCAGTTTCATACTGGAATCCGACCTTTCGAAACGTGATTTTATCGAAAGATAGACCTGAAGTGATTTGGCCCCATTTTTCTCCTTCTCTTGAATTTGTCAAATCAGACGAAACTGAATCCAATTTCTGGAAATGTTTCAAAACCGAATCCGAACGACCCATGAATTCGATGAAATCCGGGATTTGTTGAATAATTGTCATCATCTTGTCACGATACAAGAGCAAAATAGTAAAGAAAGTAATAAAAATAATCAGATTTATTTTCTTGTGTTTCAATAATAAAATCAAATACCCGATCGAGAGAAAAAGAATAACAAAAATCATGAATATCATCGTACTTCCATGTCCATTTGTATTATCATAAAACTGAAAGGCAGATCGAATACTTCTCTCGGTTTTCCCAGAAAACACGGCGATTTCTTCCGGTACTTGTCCGCGATATACGATTTTATCCATATTATTCAAGACGTCCATTAAATACGATTCCGTTTCATTCACACCGTCTTCATACGCAATATTATATTTCAACATTTCTTGCCAATTCCACCAGAAATAAAACCACACGGCGATATTCGCAAGAATAAATCCGATTCCGAAACCGGTATTTTGATATAGGAAATAACCACAAATAATAATTAAAAAGGTCACATTTGGTAGCAAATATGTAATAATATCATTTAACACCATGAAAACCACTGACGAAATACGATTAATAGGCGAATTCAATCGTGTAAAATTCATTTCGCTGAAATTCTCATTGTTATTGACTAGGAGCGTTTTCACTAATTGATGTCGCATCCATTGCCGTAATTTCGTCATTAATTTATTCTGGAAATATTTATAGGCATGATATAAAATCAAAAAAAGCACGGAAATACCAATAAATATTTTATAAAAAGTCTCGGCCATATCTTCTTGTTTTTTCTCTAGAAAATGAATGATATTCGCGGTAATATAAGAAATACCATTCGTTTGCAAGATATTAATAATGAAACTAATGATAATCGTCAGAATCATATTGATTTTCTCTTCCTCGAAGAATTCCCATAATAATAAGTAAATAATATTCATTTCTAGTAGATCCTCGTTTATATAATTGCTAAATATTTTGTAATTATATAATACGTTATATTTACATTGTAAAACGAATATGTAAAATATATATTTTTTTACATTTTTTTCATTTAGAAACTCTTGGATAAGAGCCATTTTTTACAGAAAAATATATATTGTGTCGAAAAATACTTAAACAGAGAATACTAGATAATTCATAATTACAAAATGGTTCGTGCATCTGCTAAGTCAAGTACTCCTGTCCCTACTGTTGCTCCTACTTCCGTTCCTGCTTCCGTCCCTACTGAAAAGGTAGAAAAGGTAGAGAAAGCCAAGAAAGCACCAAAAGCCAAGAAGGTCGTCGAGGAAGCTCCATCTAAAGAGGTGGTTGTGTCTTCCGTAGAGACTGTGGTTGATTCATCTCTTCCAGTAGATCCTCTAGTTGCCCTTTCTGGTGATGCTGCCGTCCTAGACAAGAGTACTCTATCTGGTGCTCTTCTTGCCGAGATTGCCGATTTCAACAAGAATTTCCAAGAATGGACCAACTTCGGAAACGCCTTGAAGAACAATGTCAAGGCTATTGCCAAGATCTCTTCCCGTGTCTCCAAGAACGCCGACAAATCTTCCAAGAGAAAGAAGAACGCCAAGTCCAGACCATCTGGATTCGAGAAGCCAACTTTGATCAGTGATGAGCTTGCTGTTTTCTTCGGAAAAGAGCTTGGAACTCTTATGGCCAGAACCGATGTCAGTAAGCAGATCCACGAGTATGTTGTTCAACAGAAACTACAGAACGAGAAGAACCGAAGAATCATCCATCCTGATGCCAAGCTAAAGAAGTTGTTGAATGTCAATAACGACGAGCTTACCTACTTCAACCTACAAAAGTACTTGAAGTTCCACTTCCAGAAGGAGGCCGCTGCTGTTGCTCCTGTTGCTGTTGCCAAAGCATAAATACACCAATTTCGCATCTTTGATATGAAAAGGTGTAATTTTCAAAGGTATAAAAGTCTTTCTCCAAAAAATAAAAATATAAAAAATATATATTTTTATTGTAAATAATAATATAATATAATATAATAATAATAATAAAAATGACGGAATTAGGATTTATTATATTAAGACATGTAAATAATGAAAAAACAAATAAATATTGGATTGGTTGTATGAATTGCATTAGACAATACTACCCTGAAAATAAAATTCTTATTATCGACGATAATAGTAATTATGATTTTATAACAGATGAAACCTTATATAAAACTACCATTATAAATAGCGAATACCCCAAAAGAGGTGAATTGTTGCCTTACTATTATTATTTACATAATAAACTGTTTGATGTTGCAGTAATCCTCCATGATTCCGTATTTATAAATACATATATAGATTTTAGTGTGGATAAATATAAATTATTATGGGAATTTGAACACGATTGGGACAATATAGAAGATGAAATCAGAATTATAAATGTTTTGAATGATAGTGAATTGAAAGAATTTTACGAAAACAAATCTTTATGGAAAGGTTGTTTTGGTTGTATGTCTATTATTACCCACGATTTTTTGACTTATATCCATAATAAATATGATATTAGCAAATTATTAGATTGTATATTAAATAGAGATAATCGTTGTAGTTTTGAACGGGTTCTTGCCTGTTTATTACAAAAAGAAGCAAAAAAAGAAACATTATTAGGTAATATACACAAATATGGTAAATGGGGTATTTCTTTTGAAGAAATATATAAATATAAACATTTACCAATCCTAAAATGTTGGACTGGTAGATAAACCATAAAAAATTGGATCGCAGATATTTTTTTGTTTTTTCTAAGAAACCATAAAAAATTGGATCGCAGATATTTTTTTGGTTTTTCTAAGAAACCATAAAAAATTGGATCGCAGATATTTTTTTGTTTTTTCTAAGAAACCATAAAAAATTGAAATTTATTTCTAACGGATATCTTATAAATAAATATAATAATAATCCCTTACTTTTTAAAAACGAAGAATGCAAGAAAATATTCATAATTCCATCGTAACA